GGTAGACACAAGCTCGCATACTCGTACAGACGCTGGAGATTTGTACACATATGTTGGAACAAAACATCGTAAACAAACGTTGAATCTTCCAAGTATTGAATCCACATCACGTAAGCAATTGTGGGATATCATGTGGGGAAATGGAATGAGTAAGCCTATCTTCATCAGTACGTACGCTAATAACACTGATACAAGTCTTGAGGCTGCGCATATGATGTACGGCAAGCTTAGTCAAACGCCGAGCATGTCAACTCCGTACTTTAACTATGTATCCGCCACTGTGGAAATTGAAGAGGTTTAACTCGTTATGAAATGGGAAGAAGCTAAGAAGTTTATTAAAAGTGGCGATCTTATTGCTGTGAGCCATCAACCTTGGGCGAGTATTTCCGACATAGAATCTCACATCGTAAGAATCATGTGCGAGTCTGAATATAGCCATGTTGCTGTCGCTTATGTCAAAGATGATGAGCCTCACCTGATCGAGGCCATCGTGCCAGAAGTGTCTATTAATCCTCTTACAAAATACTTGGATTATGGATTCTTCTGGCTCTCTATGGATGTGCCTATGTCCAAAGAGGAGGAGTCTTACGCCCTCGCTGTTTTGGGAGAGAAGTACAGTAAGCTGGAGGCTGTGGCTGGCTTTATGGATTTGTTGGAAGTTGGAGGTGATGAATTCTGGCAATGTTCAGAATTGACTATCTCAATGCGTAAGAAATCGGGAGTTAACCTTGGCCCTCGTGCCACACCTGCCGCTGTAGTACAACGCGCCCTGTCTTTGGGCTGTGCACTGAAGTTCATTGAAAAGGGATGACATGGATTATAGTTTATTTGTTGGGCCTGTACAAGCGCTGTTGGGTGCGTTGTGCGCTGTCCTTTGGTCGGCGCTCACCGAGACTAAAAAGAAGGCTGAGAAGGTGGAGTCTGACTTAGCCTCCTACAAGATTCACGTTGCGGAGCACTACTCCACAAGTGAAGAACTCAAAGATGCTCTACGCGACATCAATAAGGCCTTTGAAGCGTATGGGACCAAGCTTGATGTTCGTCTTGATCGTCTAGAAGAACGCTTGAACAAGATGATCGACCAGAGGGACAACTAATGGAAATCACGCTTGCGCAACTTACAGCTATTATGCCATACGCCAAGAAGCGTGCAAGTGTTTTCTTGGCATCGTTGAATGCTGCTATGGCTGAGTTTGAAATCAACACACCGCTAAGGGTCGCAGCGTTTTTAGCTCAAGTGGCACACGAGTCGGCAGAGCTTTGCTACACAGAAGAGATTGCATCTGGAGAGGCATACGAAGGCAGGAAGGACTTGGGAAATGTGCACCCCGGATGGGGGAAGTTGTACAAAGGAAGAGGCTTGATCCAGACCACAGGATACTTCAACTATCTTAAGACGATGATGGCGCTTGGGATTGATTGTGTGGAGCATCCTGAGCTGCTGTCACTGCCTGAGAATGCCTGTAGATCGGCTGCGTGGTTCTTCAAAGATCGTGGGTTGAATACCTTGGCAGACTCGGAAGACTTTTTGACATTGAGCATCCGTGTAAACGGAAAGAACAAAGTGACAGGTTTGCCGAACGGATGGGCGGCAAGGCAGGCTTACTTTAAGAAAGCAAAAGAGGTGTTGGGATGTTAGAGAAAATGAAAGCCGTTTGGGCTGTATTTCAGGCCGGACAGGCTGTGGCAGACAAACAGAAATGGCGGACGCATCAAATCAGTGCCAACGCCATTGCGGCGTTCTTGTTCGCTATTGTATCTCTTGCAAAGGCTTGTGGTTATGATCTTGGAATTGACATGCAGACATGCGCTGATATTAGCATTGGCCTGCTGGCCTTGGCAAACGTTGGCTTCACCGTTGCCACATCCAAAGGACACGGCTTGCCAGCGGCTACCGTACGAGAAGCCGAACCGCCTATGCGAAGCAATGAACAAGCTACCACAGAAGAACCAGCCAGTGTGCAAGCTGAGGACACACATGAGGTTGGACGAGCAAATGCTGATTCGTCAATTGACGATGATGTACGTGCCAGAGCAAGTGCTTGGGCAAGACAGCACAGCGCAACGAATGGACTTTCAAACGATGCTTGAAAGCTTCAAAGGAATTGACATCTCGTTGAAATGTCGAGTAGAATAACAAGCGTGAACAGCCCTTGACTCGGTGTCATCCCGTTCAGGCAACTCACGCTTTCCGTAACATCTTGGTAGAGATGTACTTTTAGCCCCTTCACCTTTTGGTGTTGGGGCATTTTTATTTATTAGGCTGCTGCTTGCACTTTCGTGCGGCTGAAGGCACGGATGTCGTTATAGAAAGTCACCACAGCTGCGATCACTTCCGTGATATGCGAGACAATATTGTCGAACGGGACCGGGGGATTCGATGCATTGTAGATCGGTTTGATGATGGAGATTGCCAGTGCCAGTTTTTGCTGCCCGTTACCTTCACCGACAGCAGCTTCGACGTTCTTGACAGTGTCGCTGATAACGGGCAGCAGGGCGAGGATAACTTGTGCGGTTGCGATGACGTTCATTTTTACTTTCCTTTTAAATATTGGTAGATTTGCTTTGTATGCAACGTACTTGGGTTTGTGGTTTTTCAACTCTTATTGTTGGCTGATCATAAGGAAATCCTTGTTCGCAATCAGCATGTGTGTAAGGATATCCTTATGAAACTCGTGCTGTCAAGAAATGTGCGTGATTTATTGCGTACCATGCACACCACATATAAATGATTTCGTTACAATGTTGCATTGACAACTGGGCTTGCCACAAACCAACAAGTATGCTAATCGCTGTGTGCTACATGGTTCGCTTGTGCTTATTCGTCAACAGCCTTGCTCAGTGCATCCAAAGTTTCTGCTTCAGCAACGATCTCTTTCGTCTTAAATTTATAACGGCTCTTCAGGAACTTCGACACTACTTTTTTGTCAAGTTTGGTTGCATCGACAATCTCTTTTACAAGATTCTTGAATGCGTCGTTCTGAAGTTCAACCTCTTCCAAAATGCTGCGACTGCGTTGAAGGAAATTGTACATATCTTCCGAATTGATGGTGGCGTTGCCGATGGTTACGGTAGTGGTCATTCTTATGCTCCTTGGGTTTGTTGTGCTGCGATTTCAAAAATGTATTCTACGGCGTTAATTGCTGCCTGTTCGGGGATTTGCTCCTCGTAAAACTTATCAGGCTCGTCGATATACTCTTTGTAATATTCTGCCATTGCTTTAATAAGCTGTTCTTTGGTAAGAGTGTTCATTCAAAACATCCTTCATATTTATATTAGATAGAATTGATAATCGCCCAAGGCATGTCATCAATCCACACATCAATAAAGATACGCTGCTTCTCCATGTAATCTTTCTTAGCTTCCAAAGCGGTTGCGAAGAAGCCGTGCACTTTACCGTCAAGTGCTTCGTACACAGGAGGCATCATATTTTCATTGCGCCATGTTACGAGGTAAATCATGTGGCCTGCTTCACGAAACACTTTCAGCACTTTGTCCCATGTTGCGGGGTCTCGTGTGTAGGTTTCATCGTAATCTAGGGCGATATTCATTCTTGTTCCTCTACTGTAAACCGTGCGATGCCCATCATGCTGAACGCCTCACGAGCCTTGTGTTTATACGGGCCTTTGTAACAGTATAAGAAGCCGGACACATCTTGCACAGCCACTACGCCTTCTACAACATGTACATCTTTGGTGTGCGTGTAAATAGTGACTTTATACATCACGCAAAAACCTGCACACGCTGCTTACCATCTTCGCCAGTGAACGAAGCCCACAGCTTGCCCTTACCAACGTATGCACAAGCGTGGAACTCGGCATTGATGTAGCGAGCAGCTTTCTCTTTCGATGCGCCCGTACGCAGGATGGCGTTCACACGGTCAGCGATTTGTTTAACGATGTTCATACAAGTTCTCCTTAAGATTTAAATTGTCGTTGCGTTGTTGCTGTCGACAGGTAAGATATTACGCTTAACAATCCTGCCTGTCAACAACTTTATTAAATTATTTTAGTGCGGCCCATTGTTCGTCGGTAAGCTTGGTAAGGGCTTTGTAGTCGAACAGATGAACACGAACATCATCTTTTATCAGGAACATTTGTGGCAATGTCCGCAAACCCATCTCTTGCATGTCAGCGAATGCTTCTGCATCCTCATCCACCTTTACCACTTCAAAGCTTATGTTTTTAGATTTGAGGATGTTCTCAGCTTGCACACACTGCGCGCAACCCTTCATAGAGTAAACAACAATCTTCTGCATCAGTACTCCCATCCACCAGTAAGACTATCCTTGCTGTATGCAGTGATAGTACGTTCAAAAAAGTTGCCAAACACCCCGTCGCCTGTGATTTCCTCAACAAACGGAAGGGGGTTCTTGTCCACACCAAACTGTGGCTTAAATCCAATCTGTTGCATCCGATAATCGCACACAAAACGGTTGTTAAGCTTCACTTGACCTGCCGTCATATTTTTCGGTTGCCAGATGCTATAACAAAGGTCAACAAACCTGTCTTCCAAATCAACTACTGTACGAGCCGTAGTGTAGATGGTGCGCTTGAACTCTTCCGTGACAACAGACGGATTCTCTTCAACGAAGATTCGGAAAAGCTCGGACAACCCCTCTACGTGCATAGACTCATCAATAATGCTCCACTGATTCACACTCACCATACCCGGCAGCAAACCAAGCCGGTTGAAGTTGAGGAGCATCGTGAACGAGGCAAACAGGTTCACACCCTCCATAAGAATCTGTTTTGCAAGGTATTCTGCGATACCTTTGTTGGAGCGCATATTCGCTTGCTCGATCATGAACGAGTGCTTGTCAGCCATCTCAGAGTAAGACAAGAATTCATTCATAAACTCGGTAGTGTCGTACCCAAGCGTTTCGTTCAACAGCTTGTAGCCAAGCATGTGAGTCACTTCACGATTCGCAAAGGACAGTAGCATCGTACGAGCATCTGCATTCTTAAACACAGGTAGAAGCTTCTCCACATAGCCTGCACAGACGTTAGTGTCAGCTTGCGTGAACAGACGGAGAATCATTTTGATGAATTCTTTCTGCTCTGGCTTGATTTTGCCACCTTTCCATTGTTCAACATCTTGAGACATATCTGCCTCACTTTTTACCCAGTGACTTCGTTCGTGTTTATCTAAAACTTCTTGAAGCTTAAGGTATTTAGGGACGAAAATTTCTGTTGCTTTCAAAATACTACTCATTTACCATGCCTTTCTGTAAAGATTGCTCCTGATGTATTCATTGTATCTACCATGTGTTCTCTGTGTTCACAAGCTAACTTGAAGGCAACCATTATGCCGTACTTATTGTACCCGAAGAACTTTTGCAGTTTCTTTCCTTCAAACTCGCAACTGGCAATACACCCGTCTGTACCGAAATGTACACCTGTGACACCCGAAGTATTACCTGTACTTTTCTTCCTATTCCTACTGTTTTCGCCCTGAGAGCAGTCTCTCAAATTCGTTATCTTGTTTTGAAACGAATTTCCGTCTATGTGGTCTATTTTATTAGGTACTAGGCCTTTACATAACTGCCACACAATCCTGTGACACTTGTATTTCTTACCTTTGTATTGCACATGCCAGTAGTGTGAGTTTTTACTACCAGCAACGTCCCCCGGTTGAACCATTACCCTTCGTCCCATACCACTTGAGACAGAAATTTTCCACCTCAAGCAGCTTGGACTTGTTTCGTCGTAATAAAACAAGTCTGCAAAGTCCATGTCATCCGCCGCAGGCAACACATTCTTCCGCAGTCCAATCAACAAGAGCTTTCCGTTCAATCTTCTTAGCATGATCGGCACTGCCTTCACGCTCAGTGCGTAGATAGTACATCGTCAGAACATTCTTAGCTTTCAAGAATTTCAAATGCACAGAGTTGACATACTTACGGCTAGAGCCAAACGGAAAGAACGTATTGAGAGACTGTGCCTGATCGACATACTGCCCACGATGATCTGCCAGTTCAACGACCCAATGCTGGTCAAGCTCCATAGCCACCTTGAACACATCTTTGTCGTGATCCGACAGGAAGTCAAGGTGATCTACTTTACCTTCATTCTTATTAATGCTATCCCACACATCATCAGTGTTCTTTCCAAGCGACTCCAGTAGTTTTTCAAGATGACGATTCTTCACCTTGAATGTACCTGCACGAGTGTCCTTCAAAAACACATTACGGAAGTATGGCTCAATACTGGGAGATGTGTCAAGCAAATCTGCACTGTTTGCATTTGGTGCAATCGCCATAACACGGCTATTCCGCATACCGGTACCAATCATGTCGTCCGGCTCACCTCGTTCTACAGCAAGGCGCATACTTTCTTCTACAGCACGTTTCTTGATTTCGCTATACAACATATTGGTGTGCATCACAGCACTGTTGAAGCCGCCACTTTCAAACGCAATACCTTTACTTTGAAGATATCCATGCCACCCAAGAGTGCCAAGACCGATAGCACGCTCTTTCTCCGCGCTAAACTTAGCCTTGCGCATACCTTCAGGCGCATTGTCAATGAAGCTTTGCAGCACATTGTCAAGGAAACGAACCAAATCTTGAACAATGTTAGTGTCTTTCCACTCTTCCCATTTCTCTAGATTGAGGCTGGACAGACAGCAAACAAACGTACGTTCCTCATCAGTAGGCAGAACAATCTCGCTACACAGATTAGAGCCACGAATCTTAAGACCTTTAGCCTTCTGTGTTTCTGGCATACGGCGGTTTGCTTCGTCAATCTTCAACAGGTACGGTTCACCAGTGAATGCACGAGTCTCCATAATCAGTTCCCACACTTCACGCGCACGCAGCGTATCCCGAACTTCCCCTGTGTGTGGGCATACTAGATCGTATGTTGTGTCATTGAAAACAGCATCAATGAAATCATCAGTAAGATTCACAGCATTGTGAAACTGTTGTCGATTATCGCTGCGTCGTTTAGTATCTCCACCCGGCTTACGAAAGTTAATATGCTCAAGAATGTCAGGATGATTAACATCCATATAGACTGCGATAGCACCTTTACGAGTCTTACCTTGTCGATAGTATCCAATTGTACTGTCCAACACTTTCATGTACGGGATAGGGCCGGGGGATTTTTCACTCACAGCACGAATGCTGATGTGTCCACCTGTACCACCACCAGCAGTTGAAAGGTCTGCTAGTTCTACCATCGCCTCTTTTTGTCCCTTCAGTGTATCGGGCACATCGAAAGCAAAACAGGAAATAGGTTGACCAACACTTTTCTCTTCTGGAATAAACGTGCTTTTATACCAATAGTGAGCACCTTTTTTCTCGGGATCATTTACCCAACCACCTTTACGAGCATTAGATAAAACCGGGCTGGCGTACATGAACCAACCTTTGTAGACGTAATCATAAATACGTTGAGCAAGCTCTAGATCGCCGTAGCAGAATGCAATGGCAGGACGGGCAAGTGCTTCTGAAATGGTTTCATCATTACGCTTGTAGAACCCGTCTAACAGGGTACGAGAGAACTCAGTGATGTATGCCGGATCTTCTTCGTTAATCAAAATACCTTTATATGCTTTTTTACTCATTAACACTCCCTTCTGCATTCTTACGTTTGTGTTTCTTACGCTTCTTATCCACTGGCCGTGGGCAACGGTAATCTTCTAACGTCTTGTATGACCCGTCGGGATTAATTTGTGAACCTCGGATATGAAATAGAATTTCTTCCAGTTGATTAATCTGTTCAACAATCTTAATCTCTTCCTCACGATATTCGTCTGCTTCCTTAGTAGGAATGTTGTCGTCAAGTGCATTCATTCCACCGTACTGCGGCGATGTGTGCCCCATTGCATGAAGTTCAGCAAACAAACTTTGATCTTGTAGACTCGCTGCGATTAAAACATCATCTGGCATACTGTACTTACCTTTCAGGTGTTGACGCTTTAGCGAAAGTTCTCCTGCAAACAAGTATCCGATTTTAACATCGCCTGATAGTGTCCTGTGATTCGCGGCATAAATATGTACCGCTTTAGATACATCCATACCCAAAGTTTCTAGGACATCATACACCACTTCTGCATTGTCCAAATGGCACAAATCAAAAATAGTCATACCCTTCAACGGGTCTGCCAACAAAAGATCGTAGCAGCTTAAAACTTTCATACATCACCTCCGAAAAAATTATCAGGGACCAGATCGGAGATTTCTACAGGAACAAATCCATCAGGCTTACGAATCTTACCGTTCTTATCTTTCAGCACATAACAATCGTATTCGTTGTTGTACAGCACGTCCCAACCTTTCTCATAGTACACGTCAAGATCGTGGCTCAGCATCTGTGTCGGATACTTTTCCATATTGTTAAGGCACACACGCTCAATAGCTTTGTTCACATTGAATCCAGCTTTTTGCATCTTCTGCATGAGTCCTGCCACAGTAACAAACGCATCACACACCCCGTCCAACATCTCCACAGAGTTTTTCTCTGCAAAAGCTTTCTCAAGCTCTTTCACTTCCTCTACAACCACTTTAATTTGTGCGTCGATACTCTCAACATTAACATTTTCAAAGTTACCAGCAATATTGTTGAATGCGTAGACATCCCAATAATGATCTTCAATGTTCATATTATTCCTTAATTAATCCCAACCCATCGCATGCCGCCAACCTTCAGTGCCAAAGAAATCCTCTTGATCACCGTCGTCCAGCATCGATTCCATTTCGTTGATAGTTTCTACGAAGTTAATGGCGTCTTCTTCATCAAGACTTTTACCAGCAAGAATCTTGCCAACGCAAATATTGAATTCTTTTTCGGTCATTTCTTACTCTCCCAAACAACTTCTTTAAATTTCTCGCCTTCTTCATTCAACAAGAATTTGATAGCACTCTCTTTATTTACGAAGAACACAGATTCGTCTTGTTTGAAGAAATAGTGCCAAAAGAACCAACCCTTGTATTGAGGGAAGTAGTAAGTCCCGTATTTCAAAACACGAGTTTTCATTTCGTCCACCCAAGTTCAACAGCTTTCTGCAAGGCTTTGATGAGATTTTCTACGTCATCACGTCGCAATCCTACACTGTTGTTGTCTGACTCGACACTTATGCGTATATAACTTCTAAAAAAGTTATCTCCTTCGATCAACGACAAGTCTACTGCCCAATTTGACCCACTCAGTCCGCTATCATTAGCGAACACAATTTTATTCACTTTACCAAGTTGCTCATTCCGAATATCAATTGTTGCCATATCACCTCCCCACGTTCGTAAGACTGCTATCACCCTTGTGTTCAGAGACATTCTTGCGCCCCCGATTCTGCTTCCCACAAGAAAGGCAATTATACAGCATAAACTCAGATGTTGTAGTGTAATATTTCTTATCAATCTCAGCCAATTTCTCACTGCCACAGCACACACAACGCAGCTTGCCAGCAGGCTCATACAGAGCCACATTCGGGTGGGTCTTGCTCCAATGACGCAGGCGCATATATACTTCTTCCAGTACTACAACGTCCTGAATGTTGTATTCAAGCATCTCATCAAATGCCTCATCATCCATCGCCATGCACCGAGTCCACAATTCAAAGCCGCTGTGGCTTGCTTTACGTTGCAGGCCAAGGTATGCAGCAATGCTGTCAAGGCTATTGCTTGGGAAGCGGAACTCTGCTTTGGCAATCCGCAACGTGTCAACGATCTTACTGGGTGCAGGCGGTGTCATGCCAAGAGCAACCATGCGAGTCTTGATGAGAGGAATGTCGAATTTCTGAGCATTGTGTGCCACACACAGGTCTGCTTGGCTCATCAGGCCTGCAAGCTCTCGCACAAGCACCTCGTCGTTACGCGCTTCGTAAATCCGGTTGGACACAATGGTTGGCTCACCAAGCCACTTTGCAGAATACGTCAACAGATAGCCTTCGTGCACCACTTGTTTCTGACTAACATTGTTATCCCAACGGCCCCACACATATGCAGTGGTAGGTGCACACTCGATATCAAGCAGAAGAATCTTAGCGCCCTTGGGAACAACACCTTCCACAACTTCCGCATCCGTTTCACGGAACTTGAAATACTTGCGAAGGTTATCCGAGACGGTACTTTTGGCTTTGTTGATTCGACGGGCGATTTCCCGCCAAGACATATCAGGATTTTCGTTGGCGAGTCGTACAGCTTCAACTGCCCAATCTTTATCAGCAATACTCATTTAATCTCCAAGTTAAAATTACTAGGAAAGCTGTCAGGCAAAGTTGGCGGACTGTTGGGAGGCCAACCAGCGTAAGTGAGCGGGCCATACACGGCAGATTCCTTTAAACTGCGACGAAGCTGTACTAGCTCTTGCTCCAATTGCGAAACACGATTCTTTAGCTCGGAAATCTCTTTCATTGGTTCAAACACTTTACAGTCACTCATACACCCTCCAGTTCTTTAATCTTGTCACGCAGATCATCTTGCCGCTGACGATAATTTGCAATCATGCGATTCTGATGCTCAATATTCTGTTCTGCAATACGAATACTGCTGTCAAGCTGCGCAACCTGATCTTTGAATTCATTCAGAGTGCGTTGCTGTTCGACTGTGAGATGTTTCTTGTCGAGAATTTTCCACAGACCACACTTCAAACATTCTTGAGCTTCGGATTCACTGAAAGCGCCTTTGCTTGAGTACGGACTATCTATGCTTTCAAAATTAAAATATTTGGTGCGCAAGTCTCGTTTAGCTTTGAACGTATAGTCTTGGCTGTTAAGAAAATAAAATTCATCAGGCAGATTTGCTCCCTTTTGCTTCGGCTTGTCTTCTACAAAAATCCAGCTTTTCTTATCAATAAGTACCAGCACTTCATTCTCTACAAACACAACAATCGGTACAAACCCAACAACATTGGCCCACCCACGTGCCCAACTTACTTCGTAATCCCAGTGGGAATTGCGCGTTGCAGTGTGTGTATATCCGGGGTGGGTGTCAACTCTGAACTGAAATTTATCTGGAAGCTGTTTCATTTCTTCTCCTTAAGCTTGTTTGCTAGATTTTGTGCGGCGTGAAGTGCCCCTATCAAGGACATTACGTCTCGGCGGTTTACCAACACTGTACCCGATATGGCAGAAATCACCAACGTCTCCCCACAGTCAACTACGCTCACCTCTTCGTTATTCCCTACTCCGTAGGGGAACGTTAACAATGCCATCATTTCTCCTTAAGAATATTAGGATGTACCGTAAGAATTTCTGTCAAAGCCTCTCTCCTCTGCACATCGTTCTTACAATTATACTGGAACTGTTGAAGCAGGGCAAGCGCTTTCTTTTTGTCTTTCATGAGCGTGATAACCTGCTTGTCAATCTTAGCTTGCTCAAATGTCATGCCTGTGTTTTGTGCGTGGCTTACAACAGAGTGACACGCAGTACAAAGTGGTCGAATCGAGTTGTAGTCGATCAGGAACAGATGCTTCATGTACTCTTCGGCATCGGAGAACTTAGTGAACGTGCCCGAGTCTCCACGGTGATCGATCTGGATGTCAGCCTGTACTGTGTCTACCTTACAGATATCGCAAGTCATACCCCAACACTCAGGAAAACGCTTAGCACTCTTAGCGTTAGGGTTCTTAATCCGCTTACGGAACCTGTTGATGAACTCAATTTTTATGGGGTGAACTTTCCAACCTTTACGAAGTACACCACGAATCCAATTCATGAAAGCCGCTTCAGTCTTCCACGGAGAGCCTTCGCAGAGCCATGGTTTACGGCCTGTAGACATATCCCTCCGCTTCGTTCTTGTTGCGGACATAGTGGTACACGTTAAGAATCTTAAGACCGCTAATGTCCCAGCCAATGAAACGCTTCACAACACGTTCTTCGTAAGATAGTGTGTCCAGCACGGCCCAACCATACCAAGTTTCTACTGGCATGTATCGCACTACATAAGATTTGTAATCAGTCATTTCGTCAACTCCAAAGCTTGTTGTTCAGTGAAACCTTCCTTGACAAGTGCCTCATACTTTGCGCGCTGCACTTTTGCATTAAGTTGAACGTACTCAATATGCGCTAACAGATTATCTGCCAGTTGCTTTACAAGAACTGGAAAGGTTGTTTCGTTTTGGTTCATACATCCTCCTGATAAAATCCATAGTATTTCATCTCGCCGTCGCGGCGTGCCTTAACCGCATCGTCAAAGTTCTTGTACGATCCAAGATTATAAAATTTGCCGTCTTTGTTTATATAAGCTTGCCATGTGCCTGCGCTTGTCCTCCTTACACCCGTCTTACCCGAGGTGTTTGTAGTCTTAAGCCTTTTGTTGAAACCTTGTACAGATAAACTGGATTCCCACTTGCAGTTGCCCGGCTCATAGTTGCCTTGGACCGAAACTCGCTCTAGTGTATCACCATGCTCTGGAATCCCCATGTCCTCAACAAAGTTTAAAAAGCCTGCTTTGCCACGCCATCTGTCACAAACCGTTACACCTTTTGCGCCGTAGTTTGGATAGTTGTTACAATTTTGTGCGTAGCACCGACGAATCATATCTTTCCAAGTTGCCCAAATTTTAGAATCAGATAAACCATGCTTGGTAAAAATCTCCTTCGCACGCTGTGCAGCTTTTTCCTTGGCGATACATCCACAAGACAGGGTATCTCCGTTAAGAATGGCATCTTGCCTAACCTCCTTCTCTTTACCGCAATCGCAGAGGCATTTCCAGTATCTGTACTTTTCAGATTTATGTAAAATTGTCAACCTTCCATATTTTTCACCGTCGATAATTTTCTTAGATGGCTCTCTAGAATACTCCCATGTCATATTGTATCCCTAACTTATCTAGCAACTTTTTCGTATCAAATACGTCTTCTTCACTTCTTTTCATATGTGCGCAAGCAGCATACATGTCCATAATTTCAATAACATTCTTAGTATGCTCTGTGCCATCCCATGCAGTGTAGGTCACAGGATTAGGATACCACTTCTTATACTGGTTGTACACAGCCTGTACTGCACTCTTGTCGTCGTTACAATCTTTAAGTATGTTGTACATGGCGACAAGGCCAAAGTTTTTCTTAGTTAACTCAGAAGGTTTAAAGCAATCAGTGGACCAATCTCCGTACAACCATTGGGCGTAGAAAAATTTTCTACCATATCCATCGAAGTCTTTGTTGTTCTTGACAAGTTCGATATGACCGAAACCACTTACAAGTTTTGGCTCACTCATTTTCGTCCAGTTGTACATCCAACCTGCCACGCCATTTTGATCACCATCGATGGTGACAGCAATCGTCTTAACCTTTTGTTTCAATCCTTCATAGCATCTTTGTGCAAGTATATCGTCAACCTCTCTACCATGTACAATCTTCGCGCCATGCTTTTTAACCAAGTACTCTCTGCATTCTTTAAGCTGTAGAGGCTTGATGCTTCCAGAGCGATTTGACTTGTATTTAGTTGGAAGGGGCAAACTGTCTCTGAAATTATTATCACCACTTAGATAACATTCGTAGGAATCAGCATTGCACGACTTCATCCAAGCATCAATGCAAGTGTTAATAGCGTGGTATGCATGACTTAAATCTTCACACGTTTGCACATCTTCGACATCAAATTCCGATTCTTCAAAGCTTCCACGGATATGCTCTCGAAAAGCTGTGCGGTGTGCGTGCTCGGTTTGCTGCCCTGTCACTTTATGTGTTACGCGGATGCTGCGCGCTTCATTCGCAGCAGCACAACGGAAGCTCAGAATGTCGCCGTCAATGATGATCGTTGTTTTCTTCATACAGGCTCCCAACGATCCCAATAGCTCTTAGGTCCAAAAGGTTTCTCTTCGTCCTTCCACTCTTCATGATCGATGCCAACACTCTTCAACAGATCGTACGCATTGTCCGGCATAATTTTGGCTGCATCCGGCGTAGTAATCTCAGTATCCTTGAACAGATCAAGTGCATTATCAATGGTGAATTCTTTGTCAGTTTCGATAGCAGCCTTCTCGCCATATTGACCGCCAATAGCTTTAGCCAGATCATCCCACGAGTTAAGTTCAACCTTTTGGCAAGCAAGACCAATGCGAAGCAGATCGCTCTTACCAATCTTATAGCCACGATCTTGATACTTGAGAACACGCATCAACGATCCATATGGATAGCGAGTGCCGCTGTGGAATCGCAGGAATCGCTGTGAATTGTGTTTGAAGAAGTCCTCGTGAAAGACAAAATCTTTTTGATCGGTATCGTATGCACCCATCACAGCCGTGTAATCGAACGCATCAAACACAGCTTCAGCAGTTGGGAAGAAGTCAAAGTGCATAAGCTGGACAACACTGTCACGATGTGCAAAAGTGATTGCACGGTCGGATGCCGCAACACACCACAGACTTTCATCGTATGCATCTGCAACAGCATTGATAAAATCTTCTTTACTCTTGAAATAAAAATCTACATCATTAATAGACTGTCCAGTGAAAGCAGATGTCAGTGCACCGCCCGCAATAAAAGCACCTTTTGGCATGAAATGATGTGCCGCTTGTTTGATTTGTTGAAGCTCTTTCGCATGCTGCATTAAGTTTCCTCCTTAATAAAAATGCCCCACCCCTTGCGGAGCAGGGCGTATATCACGCTACGATGTTGTCAATCTTAAAACGGTGCCGAATCTTCCAGATCATCAAAGTTCGGAGCAGGCTTACTCGGAGCTTTCGGCTGTGCCACAGGAGCAGCAGCTTCACCATCACCCGGCTTGCCATTTGGGTACTTGGCACGAATCTCTTGCAGTTCTTTGTCACCTTCAACAATCTTCTCTGCAATTTCCTTGGCCTTAGCGATGATTTCCTTCTCACCATCTGCGCCATTACGATCTACAACAGCTTCTTGCATCTTGGAGCCAACATACTCTTCAGCCAGAACAATCTTACGCAGATCAGCAATACGCAGCAGATCGAATTTAGCAAGACCACCAAGTTCTTCCTTCTCTACCAGCAGGTCATCGTCATCAAAGCCGACAGACACAGCAGGCATAATAGCAGGCTCAGGTTTCATACCTTTCATGAGAGGAACGGGCGACTTCAGCTTGGTATTGACAAACTTCTTATCGTCCTTCTCTTGTACCTTCACTTCCAGATTGAACATGAACGGCTTAGCCAGCAGTTGCGAGATGTCGTTCAGTTTAGGATTCTTGTAATCCGGCTTAAAGATAACATCACTGATTTTCGTGCCATCTTCATACTTAGTCACACCAGCAATCTTGTAGAAGTTGGACGTACTTGCCAGCAACCACGGACGACCTTTGATGTAATTGCCATCAGGGTCACGAGGAGCAACAGTGGTGAAGTTCATACCTTCCGACATCCCACGAGTAACAGGGTGCAGCGGCAGACGGATATTCTTCACACCGATGTCACCTTCGTAATCATGAGTTTGGTCCAACAGATCGATGTAGCAAGCGATTTTTTGCTCAACAGCGTCATCTTTAGGCCACAGAATTTTATCCTCTCCCGTTACCTTATCTTGCTCACGCTTACCTGCATTGTCCTTAGCAAACTTCGGCAGCTTCTTATGGCTTCCAAGGTCAACCAGCAGACCCACTTGAACAGGAACCAAGCCCTCTTCAGGGATAATCGGCACGAAGACTTTCTGTTCAGCGTTTTCGTTACGTGCAGGAGCGTTGATATTACGTGGTTTCATATTAATATTTCCTTTTAGATTAAAATGTTATGTGCTAGAGCCAGCACAGGCTTTGTCCTGAGAATGCAGGACGCATTTACTTCAACTCTTGTTTAGCCATCTTGTAAGCCATAAACACTGCCATCAGAAGGCATAGAGTGTTGACAAACGGGGTAACTCCAAGAACCACAGAGATTAACGTCTGCTTGGCCGTAAGTTTGTTTTCAGCGAAGTGTAAGTTACACAGAATGAGTACCATCCATGCCACACAACACACGATATAAAACACAGTCATACACCTTCCTCCTTACCATCATAAAGTTTCAATAACTCAACCTCAATCTCAGCCCAAGCTTTAGTGCCAAGAAGATTGCTGATTTCAATATCATCGACATAAACTGCTTCGATAATCACTTCCTCTGGAGATTCAGGCTCATCTGCTGTAGCAGGAATAGCTTGGTAGAACCTGAATTCCACTTCTAGCTCAACACCCCGAAGGGAAATTTTACGAGTGAAGAATTGTTTATTTTGGTCTGAATAGCTCAAGAATGTCCTCCCACAAAAGAATTAATCCAATCTTGACGAGCATCCATCTGTATTGTAGTTCACTCATTCTCCAACTCATCCATCTTATCCCGCAGACCGTACAGCACATCAAGACGCTGGTGATGTTCCTCTACATATTCTTCGTCACGCGAGATTGCCCACTGGAGATAAGCGATATCTGCCTCCACTTGCTCTCGCGTCATAACAACCGCAGGGGCTTCTTCTACACCAATATTGTTTTTCTCTTTCATACTTCCTCCATCTGAGATAGTTGTTCGTACAAGATGTCAATCTCTCGTTGCATCATACGGTTTTCCTCTTCGTTGGCATCAATCTCATCTGCAAGAGCTTCGATACGAGCTTCGATTTCTTCTTTAGTCACACACCCTCCTTAATAACTGAAACATCATTGTACACTGTTTTCTCAGGATTTGCAAGCATTCTATCAATCTCACCGATAAGATTATTGACAGTGCGTAGGCTTTTTACAACACCTTTTGCATCTTGTGCTGCGTGCCCATACTTGTAGAGCCAATCCATTAGCTTGAAGCTCTTTGCCCTATAGTAGTTGTACATGCTATCTTTCTTGTAGAGCACGCCTTTTGGGAAGTCCTCTGGCAGGCTCACGAAGTAGGGAAAGCGAATGTGCACGTCCTTCCTCTTCAATGTGATTGCCTCTACAACAGCAGCAGCAAGAATCTTATAGTCCTCGTCACAAGCTTCCCTTGTTGTGGCTCTAAGCTGGTTAGAGGGCTTGCGTCTGATTGTCATTGTAGCGCTCTACAAGATCGTCCATCAGTCGATGATATTCGTCACCATCGATTTCTTGCCAATCTGCAAGACCTTGTATGTAGACGTACTCTTCAAGATATTGTTGATCTGTCACAGCAGCACCGCCTTAGTAGTGTACCCATACTCTTCAGCGTACTCATCACCAACAAAAGACCAGTCGTCCCACAGGCGGTTCACTGTATCTGCAACAAGAATTTCTTCCGGTGCGTTGACAGCTTCAGGCGTTTGCCCATGATCGCAATATGCATACACTTGCAGATCGCCGTCGAATTTCTTCAGGTGTTCGATAAGTTCTTTGACCTTCATTATTCCTCCACATAATATTTATTCGGAATCACTTGCCAACTACTCCCATTCCACGCCACGTCGCGTGTGCTTGCGGCTGTATTCCAAGACCGCTTCGTCATCTTCGGCGAGGTCGAAACCTGCTTGCCATTGTTCGTAGTCGTCTGTGCCCTCGTCATAGGGGTTGGTTGTTTTGCCATAAGCGTAATCCTGATAGCCTGAATAAAAAGCTTTCGATTTCATTACTACTGTTTGTCCTTAGTCAGTGGCAAGTTGCCCAATTTGTGCCGATCATGTAACCGGCAGTAAGCTCAACGTTAAGTTTGTAATACTCTCCAGACATCTTCACAGCCTGCACGGCAAGCTCTCCTGCCCTATTGTATGCCCGGAACCATCCCTTGTCGTTGTGAATCACGTCGCTCCATTTACGTCCTTCAGGATCGACAAAATTCTTAGCTTCTTCCTCTGTTTCAAACTTCTTAAACTTTACTGCGCTACGACGTACCTCGTATTGTGCCTCATCGTGATATGCTATCAACTGTTGGCAGAAGTCTTTATTCTTCCAGTCATCACGGAAAAAGTCAACAGCTAACCCTTCTTTTTCCAACATCTTATTGTGAATAACCATAGCACGCTTAGCACAAATAACGCCAGCAGACTGCAAATAACTGTTAATGACGTTGCCTTTTGACCGGATAGGAAGCTTACGTTTGTCAATAGCGGGAATGAACTTTTTCTGCCCTGCTCCTTCCCAGTACCTTTGCATAGCCTCTTTCAACAACTTCAACGGTGCAGCTTGCGTCCAGAAAGCATCAAAAATAACTTGTCCGTCCTCTAGACTACAGCCAACTGTCTTTGCAACACGTTTAGGTTGCGCATTATAACTGCACCCGTACTTAACCGGCTTGGCAGACTGACGAGGAAAGTTTCGCCCTAGCAGTTCGGTGATAGAACGAGCCAGTACAGAGTGACAATCATTTGGCTTCTCTGCCGTCAAACTGTAGCCGTACTCAGGCCCACCGGGATATTTCCAAACTGCATGAGTCTCCATTTTCGCTTCTAGGCTGTCAAAGTCGAACGCCATTTGTAGGAAGCCATCCTCTACGTCTACACCAAACAACGAACGCATCTGCGTACCGTACAAGCTCGTAGTCCTGCTGATGTTCGCCACTCGCCTGTGCTTCATGCGACTCGTAGCTGCATCGCACGTACCTGCCGGTGTTGGGATACGTCCATCTATGTCTAGCCTTGGTTCCGACAGAAAGCCTTTCTCTGGCTCCTCTTCCTCGTCATCAGGGTCTACTCCGCCTCCAAGAATACTGTTGCGGCGGTGCGTGTACGTAAAGTAATCCGACACTAGTTTAGCGTGAGGGAACTTGTCAGCAATCTCCAGTAGCTTAGGGTCAATCTCTTTTTCTTGTCCAACAGTCAGCGTAGGGTTGGTGTAGACTTTCAGTGGACGTTTGATGTCGTGCTTCAGCAGTTTTTCACGCAACCTTTTTGGACTAACTTCTAATTCGTCGCAACGGTCTTTGCAGAATGGAGAACTCAATGTCTGCTCAACGTACTTTTCAACGGCTGCTTCAAACTTTTCTTGCGTTACCTTTTTCTTCTTGGCATCGCAAGTAAGGTCACGCTCTTTGTACTGCGAAGGTTGCCACTTGAACTTTTCAACAAGCCAACCCTTCAAATGGGCGCTATCGTTTGCGCTGCTGCTAAGTTTTCCCGGCTCCGTGCTGATAAGCGGCTCGCAAGGAATAGGAAGCTTATGCGTCTTACCTAACAGCGTAGCATACCAACCATCTTCTTTCTCTTCTAGAACACCTTCGTGCTTAGCCACAAAATTCTTAAGATGTGTACTAGGTGCCCCTGACTTAAGAAACTGAGTGGCAGGAGGAGTGTACTCTTTTTGTTTCGTTTTCGCAAGAGGGCGAGGCGGAATAAGAGGTTCAACAATCTTACGAATCTCTTCCATCTTATGGTCAAGATCACGCACGCACTCTTCTGCAAACTTCTTATCAAACCAAAAGCCTCGGTGCTCCTGCCGAGTGATAATCTCGGCTACCTTCTGCTCCATTTTAAAGGCATCCTGCCACGGCCAGTCTCCCCACTCCTTGACAAGAGCGTTGTAAACTTTATGGTTCACCTCCACGTCACGGACGTTGTACTCTAGCATTTCAGGATGGTAGACTCGGAATTCTGCACCTTTTTCTGCGTCCTTGTCGATAAGGCCAATCTCGATAGCTTTAGCACGCCAGTCAATCTTTTCAAGTCCAAGAGTCTTACCCCAAGCTTCGATACTATGACCGCCGTAACGATCAGGATTTAGCACTTTACTCGCAATCATAGTATCGTAGATGACAACTGGACGACCATCAAACATATCTTGGTCATCAATCTTGTAGTCAAGGTTCAATGCCAGTTTAAGTGCAAGCAAGTCGAAGTTAATGATGTTTGCACCGATAAGCATGGTAAGCTGCTTACTCCATTCAGGAAACTTCGTGTAGCACTCATCTTGTACAAACTTGTAAATCTTACCTGTGTCGATGTCCTTGGCAACAATACAGTGAATCTTAAACGAGTCCTTTAACGTATAAGGACTCGTAGTGTAGTCAATGGTATCGCTGTTCAGAAGGTTCGTTGACTCGATGTCAAATACTACTCTCATTTTAGTCCTTATTAAACCCGTAGTAGTGTAACTCCGCCTGCTCCCTTGCTGCAACTGCCTCTTCGTAAGTGTCGAATGTTCCTAAGTCAACTGTCTTTTTGAGAACAGTTATTTTTGCACGCCACTTACCGTTTTCTTTTCTCTGATAAACTCCGGTTCTTCCTGTAGTGTTGTTAGAGAACTTATCGCGATTATAGCATTGGTTACTTCGCGTCTCCCATTTACAGTTTTCCGGGCTGTAACCAATGCTGTTGTCCATCCGCTCTAATGTAGTATCTGTAGGTCGTTCTCCCATGTCGCTAAGAAAGTTAAAGAAACCTTCTGTTCCTAACCATCTGTCACAAACAGTAATGCCCTTCTCAGTGTAGCAAGCGTACTTGTCGTTTTGCGTCACGTCAAATGCTCCGTTTCCGGTACGTTGCAACATTGCGATATAAGACGAGGCTGTAGGCGTACCGCTCATTCCAGCCATAGTAAACCTCTCCTTATTTAGACAACCACAAGACTTTACGCGGCCTTTTTCAAGGTGCTCTCTTACGACCCAACGAGAATTACCGCAATCGCAAACGCAGAAGTAGCCCTTACCAGATACAAACTCGCTCTCTACACTTAAACGCCCGTACCTCCTGAACTGTAGTTTTAAAGGTTTTTTGCCCACACAACCTCCTTATTCCGTTTCGCCAAAAACCCTAGCAGCCTCTTCATAGCTATACGTCACAGCATAACCCTCTTGTTGAGCCACCTGAGCCTGCTGAAGCCAAAAAGCATCATCTTCTACAACCCATGCCTCAATGGATTGCTGCCATTTCAATTCATCCTTAAGACAGCGCTGAATCTCTTCCAGCCCAGCGATCTTCTTCTTGAACTTGTGAATGTATGGCGAGAACAGTTCTGCCTGTCCGTAGAACAATTCAACTTTTGCCGAAAATTCTTCCACTTCCTCTAGCGTGGCAGCGTTGTACAACTTAGCCTTTTCTGCATCCCCCATAGTATTGAACTTTTTACGTTCATTGCGAAGGACCAAATACTCCTCGTGCAAGCCCGTCAGAACGTCACAGTTCAGTTTAATCTGTCGTTGAATCAGTGCTGCTTTCATTATTTACCCTCCTCCTCACATTCAATTTTCATGTACATGTCTGCCACTTGATTCCAAGTAATATCGCCGCCATTGATATTAATTACAGCAACACAGTCTTGTACACTAAAACCCATGTTGTAATATTCCTCAACAAACTTCTTATAATCAACCATCATTTGTTACCCTTGTAAAAAAGCATGCTTATAAGCATCTTCCCACGTATCGCAGAAGTGCCAATCAGGGAACTTTGCCTTGATCTTCTGTACATATTTGTGCTCGTCATTGTACAGCGCACCAGTCTTCACAATAATGTTGTGCTTCTCACACGCCTTGAAGTCCCGGTCAAGAATGATTTTACCATCTTTGTACCAAGCTTTGCAAATACTGAATGGAAACTCTGGCACAACGCTCGTGTGTGTATCCTTGAACATAAACATTAGTTGCACGTTAACGCCATCCACAGTAGTTTCATACACACAGTGCAGGTGAGGATTAAGTTGATACCACTCTGGCAGATTTTCCGAAGTACGAACACTATTAATCTTAATACCAACGTGCTCTAGCATCTTCTCAATCACGCCTGTAAGGTTCACGGCAGAGTAAAAGAAAATGTCAAGATCTGTAGCAGGCTTACCAAAGTACCAATCACGAGGGGCGCCACCGGCGCAGATTGCGAACGGATCAATCGGGAACAGCTTGTCAAGCACTTTATCTGCTACGGCTTTTTGTTTAGTGATGATTTGGTCGTCTGTAACAGCGGGGTAAGGCAGAGGTGCTGTAATATGTTCGTACTTAGCCATGAATGTATCTACCGCTGTTTGCATAAATGATAGCTTCGTAACAGGTTGTTTGAACCACTCGCTTGCCTTCTTCAACTCATCGCCGACAAGCACATACTCTTCATTCGGATGACTCTTGAAATACTCCATGTCATCCGTTTTCATGATGATACCGCTGTCGTAAGTGAAAAACGCTTTAGCACTGTTATACACTTCAGCATCACCCCAAAATTTGTATCCGAGAGAATTTAGCACGTTAGCAACATGTGTGCGATTAGCGAACGGATCGGACAGAGCGATTTTCATGCTCTTGAATTGCTCCTCAGCTTTAACAAAGTTGCCGTCTACAAGCACATACTCTTCATTCGGATGATCTTTGAAATATTCGACATCCTCCATCTCATATGTAATGCAAGCATCTTTTGCAAACAGGTGTCGAGCTTTATCGTGTAAAACTTCTTTGTTGTATCCCGACCAAGCATACCCTTCAGCAAATAGCTTCTTCTGAATTTGTGCAGAATGTTCAGGTGATACAACTTTAAACTTCATTGCTTCCATCAGCTTCCCTCCTTAGAAATGTTAGAGCGTAAGAATTATAGCAAACTCTGTACGCTCATGTCAATTAGAATTGTTGCGGGTTCTGCTCAAGGTAATCGTCCAAGTCCCAAAGCTTGTGCCGTTCGTTCTCGTAGTAGTATTTACCAACGATGCCTGTCTCACCAACGCCACGAGCCTTAGTCATCTTACAAATCGTAGTATTTCTCTCGATAGGGTCTTCTGCTTCTTTGTTCCGCTGGATGATAAGATTGATACCGCTACTCTTAAAAATACTGCTGTGGCCGTGCATATCCTCTTCCGACAGGTCCGCACCCTTGCTATTTGCTTTTTGCCCCTGTCCTGATTTTCTAGAGTGAGAGATGTTCACGAAATTCACCCCCTTCTTCATCCAACCTTTTTGCCATGCCATAAATTTCGCTTGCTCGTCTTCTGGCAACATATCGAAAACGTCTTGGATTGGGTCAGTAATGATAAGATTACAGCCGAGGCTAACAATCAAATACTCTACACGGGCTTTAAGAGTCTCTACATCTGCATCAAGTACATAGAAACGAGGGCTTCCGTCCGGCTTCTTGAAAAGCACCTTCTTAGCTTCTGCTGCATCTTCCGAGTCAATGAAACTCAACCTATCATCAACAGATTCAAGAAGGTTGACCTTATATTCCATGAAGCTTGAAAGCAAGTTTACTGCATATTCACCTTCTCCAGTTTCAAGAGAGATTACACCGACAGTGCGACCCGTGTTAAGAATCCAATGTAGTGTCATTGCATCTACAAACGTGCTCTTACCCTGCCCTGATGCACTAAGAAGCGTAAGAATGCTACCGACAGGCAAACCTCCTCGCAACATTTTTTGCAGCTTATGCATGAACGGTGGCAACGAGATTCGCGGGATGCTTAGGTACTCCCTCATCTTTTCTTCTAAGTCTGTGCTGGCAGTAACTCCGTGCGGAACGTACTTCTTAGCTGCATAGTAGTCGTTGATGAACTCTTGCTGCTTGCCCTTGTCAACGTAGATGTCCGCATCTTTGTATCGCATCTTCATCACATAGGCTTTTCCTTTCGGCAGAACTTTAACAATCTGCTCTGTTGCCTTGTGTCCAGCTTCATCGTCATCCATGCAGACAATGACACGATCAAACCGGTTGAAGAATTCATACTGCGCTTGCACCTGCTTATGTGCACCACTTTCCCCCAATGTCGAGCACACCACTGCTACAGTTTCGTAGTCAGTCTTACCTCTCGCAACCTGATGGTCATACAACATCTTATAAGTGTTAAGAGCTTTAGTTTCTCCGCCAGAGATAATGCAAGTCTTCGTATGAGTCTTAAAGCGGAACTGAAACACCATATCGCACTCTTTGCCGACTTGACCGATTGGGTGCGAAAAATCCTTCGGAAACACTCGTGTGCGATAACCGCACAACTCCCCACCAATCGTAGTTGGCACAAACTGTTTAATCGGCTCCCCTGTTGCCTCATCGTACTCGTAACGTACGCCGAAGAAAGTATTGATATCCTTGGTAATCCCTCGATATCCTTTACCATCTGTGCTCGTGCGAGCCTTAATGCGCTCATTTTCTTCAGGGGTGATCTTCTCCCTAGTCACAACGTCCTCCTCATAACAATCTTGTTCATCAATACCTAGCTCAACTTTCCGTTCGTCCGAAAGGATGCTCTTGTTGCAGCTATAACAATACCCGCCGTGCCCTTCTCCGTACCAATGAAAGCCGTCGCTAGAGCCACACCCTGTGAATGGGCAGGCATTCTTACCAACGACGAAATTTGTCAATCAACCCTCCTTAAACTTCACCTCATGTCCACTTATCGCCAACAAGTCATAAATTTCTTGTGCAATCTCGTGAAACGTTTGAGACTTGTAGAATTCCGCAGCTAGCCCGGCACCACCTTTCCAATTGATGGTCCACACTTGAACACCGTCGCCATGCACTTCAATTTCAAATCTCATTTCATCAGCCCTCCCAATCATCCACATCAACGCCTGTACTGAAAAGCAAATCATACATTTCTTGTGCAGTGCCTTCCTCATCGTTTCCTGCATCGAAGTAGAACGCCTTAACAAAACCAGCACCAAACAGAGTAACAATGATGGCACCATCTTCGATATGAATCTTGTATTTGTTCATTAACATTCCTCCACCACTTTACTCCAGTCCGCGCCGCAGTGATACTCTATACGGTCAAGAGCTTCTTCAACAGTTTTCCAATCGTCTTGACAGCAATTGTGGTCATCCCAACAATTCATTCCGTATTTGAAAAATATCCAAGCGTGATAACTTAGATAACCATCTGCTTCAAGAATCTGCTTAGCTTTCTCTCGTGTCATGTCGCTCATTGAATCCTCCTAAGCCATTTGGTACAAATCGCCAATTGTATTAACAAGTTTGTCATATTTCTTTTGTAGAGATTCTTTCTCCGCCAGTAGTGCGTCATAGTCATCAGAATGCACATAACTGCCCCAAGGGCCGACCTTCTCCATACCCTCTACCGAGCACTCGTAATGTTGCACCATTAGTTTTTCTCGTGTCATTGAATCCTCTTTTCAAACTCTTCGGCGAAACCCCTAATCTCAGACCACAACGCAGAGGGATCGAATGCATCTGTTCCATCTTCAGCTTCGTAATAGAAGTGTTCCGATTGTAGTTTGAGAAACAGAATCAAATCCTCAAAGACTTGTTTCACTCTTCCTCCACAATCTCATCTCTACTCAAAAGTTGCTCAACCCCTGCCTCATCAACATACCATGCGAACGAACCAGTAACATGAGGCCAAGGGAACTTAGGCTTAACAACTGTGCCAAGTTTGTACATGTGATATACGTTCTCTGCAGTCACTATGTAGGTTTTCATGGCATTCCTTAATATTTGGACTTAAAAACAATAGTATTAAGAATCTTAGAATATTTGATTTTAGTACACACAAGTGTCACCAAAGCTACAAGCAATGTCGCAAGGCCAAAGAGTCCCATAACGATCAACTCCTTCAACCTTGTATCATTAAACTCGTCATCAATAAAACGATGCCCGATATACGCCCCCAACACACCACTGGCAAACCAACTAATTGCTAGCAGAATAATCATCACGTCTCCCTAATTAGAGCTTCTTCCACTCTTTGCGAATGACTTGGGCGATATATTTAAAGTCCCTACCCTCAGTGTCGTTCATCTTAATCACGTTGCAAGCCCACGTAATGTAGCCACTGCTGCTGTCCATTCCCGCCCAAGCCATAACTTCAAAAGGAAGCTCTGTGCTAGCGCACAAATACCTAGACTTCACTTTCTCCTTAGCTGCAATCTGTGGATGCTCTTGTGCATGCAGATTGCAGAGAACACCTAGGGCACAAAACTTGTCGCCCTTACGAAGCTGCCCCATACCTTGTTTATACTCACCGCTTTCCAGAGCTTGTGCCCATTTACGTGCAATACTACGTTTCATATTCCCTCCTTAGGTTAAATGAAAGGGGCTTTTGGCCCCTTGTCCTACAAATTACAGACCCGGCTTCCGGTCAGCCTTCTTCCGACGAGCCAGCTTCGCCACACCCATCAGGCCAAACAGCCCGAAGCCCAACCCAGCCATCGACACAGCGCCCGACGAATCCTCTTCAGCTCCAACAGCTTGCGGAGCCGAGACAGGAACACCACAGCAATCGAGCGTTCCCACGCTCGCAGCAATATACGGAGCGCTTACCGGCACGCCACAGCAGTCACTCTCACTGACAGACGGAGCAGGACGACGGCCATCTTTCGCATCCGATGCCAGCGTAGGGGCAGAAACATCGTCAGCTACAGCGGAAGCTGAGACGGGGATGCCTTGTGCGAATGCTGCCGAAGCAAACAGGGACAGAGCGAGCGTGGAGATAGTATTTTTCATGTTGTTGCCTTTCTTGATGGTTGTTAAAGCACCGTTGTTCAGTGCAGGCGTAGTATGGCAGAGGTTGTAGGGGTTGTCAACGATTATTTTGGGGCCTTATAGTTCTCACCCGGAATAAGCTTACGATTCATAATCCAGCCACAGAACTGAGCACTCCACAGGTTGCCGTCACGAGATGCATGGCTGATGCCGGGTTCCCATGTTGAAGGCTCTTTAGGGTCATTCACCTCATAGTCTTCTGCAAAACCGTGTTCGTAGATGTGCGGTTGTTGTGGGGTTGCCTGATGCTGCATAGCACTCGCATGCTTCCTGTCATCCCCCACAAGCTTGTCATACACTCGCAAGCATTGCTCAAGTCCATAATCTACAGCACGGAACGATACAGCGCCTGTGCGAGCAGACGATACCTTGATGGCCTCTTCTAGCGTGAGGATGGTGTAATCTTGCCAACCATCTTCAAACTCTTGCGGAATACAGAAAAGTTGTTCTCCGTTGTTGCCACGAAACTCATCCACGTACGGCAAATGCCATTCACCCGGTTGCAGCAGTTGCGGCACACTTTGCTCATGAGCCTTACGCATAGTACTGGCAAGATCGTGAAGAGTTGGGTCTGCTGCAACATCGTCGCGAAGCCAATAATAGTTGTCCCACTCCGTAGCAGAAACAACAGCCTTAGCCATCTGGTGAGCTTCTGTTAGACGGTTGTACACCTGTTTGTGATACCCTGCGTCATAAATGGCGCGAGAGATGTCCACACTAAGATACCTGTGAAAATTCCATGCGCCAAATGCTGTAAGATGGACCTTATCAATTTCGTAAAGACTTTTTAAATCGCTTACTAACATCAGGCCGTCCAACTCATCCCAAAGAAACTTTTCTAGGGCTTCGTACAGGTGTGCAGGGATTTCAACCATTGCATCAAACTCTTCACCCTTATCCTGCATACCTTTGTTAGCCTCACCAAATCGCACAGGCTTGCCAGTAAGTTGCTCAACCATTTTGTTGAATGGGATTGCTCGGCTACTGTGTGCATTACGGGCAAGCATACCATGGGTCAAGAACTCGCACCAGACAATACGAGATACTTCAATTTCCATCGTAGTAAGCCGATGGCCCTGTGGGCTGAGGCTGTCCTTGAGGATTCGTGCGACGCTGCCTTTACCTTTTACTTCGATCAATTCAATTTCTCCTCAAGCCACTTGTACCCCAACTCACCAATTTCAAAACCTGCTTTTGCATACAAATACAACCAAAAGGCCACAAACCCAACAATCATAACTGGAAGGAATGGGACAAGCATAATGCCGCCTACCACATAGCGTTTGTCAATTTTCACTTCAACACCCCCTTAGCACTAGAAATATCAGTAAAACTTTCCAGATGCTTACTAATGATATCAACAGTTTGTTGTGCCGTCACTTCGTCTACAGCTTTGATGCCAATTTTAAATTCTGCCGTAAAATCGTGCAGTTTCGGCTGGTTAGCTTTCTTATCAGCCATACGGGCTTCAAAGTTTTTCATTAGGTTGTCGTTCATTCTTCTTCCTCTACATACTCTTCATCAGAGCACTCTACATTGATAATTCCTGTATCCTCTACTTCCACTTCATCATTGTGGAGCAAAACCATTTCGATTTGGTCAGCTTTTTTATAAGCATCTTCCCAGTTGTCCGCCTCAAACACAGCCCAAAGAGATACGCTAAATGTTGGCATTTCTACCCTTTCTTATGCGGCTTAACAACACCTGTCGCAAGCCCTTGTTCAAATTTAGTTACAAACTCATCACTGTACATCGCTTGAATGGTGTAGTAGTTCTCCCATACAAACTCACGGAACCATCCGGACGAAATCGATGAAGCTAACTTTGCATGTGCCAAGTCAAACGCTTCTTTGTACGTCTTCTTGCCCGGAAATGGGATAATGCTACGTTCAAGAGCCAGCACGCAGATTTCCTCATAAGCAGCATTCAGCTTAATCTGCTCAGTAAGCTCACCCCACATAGCTTTGCTAACCATCACTTCGCTATCAACAGGCTTAAACTCAAGATAAGCAGGACGCCCACCAATTGCTACAGCCGCGTGGATGCTATCGTGATCGTACGTGTAAATGTCATCACGGAAGAACCCCTCTTTGCTCTGGTTAAGCTTGGGCAAATTATTCGTATACGTTTCCTTCTCCCGTTGCTTGAAGAATTCCTCATGCTCAGGACGAATCTTAGCACCAAGCATTCGCATGAACATTATGTCGTCAAGAGTCTTTTTAAAGTGCGGCGAGTCTTTTTTGTACCTATGAGACATCTTCAGCAAGTACAGAACATCCAGAGACGGAACAAGCGTACCATTCGCCATAACAATGTTATCGCTTTGCGACTCAACAAATTTGATCAGTCGCTCAGCCATGCTGTCAGGCCACGCCACTTCGGCTTCCACGATAGCTCCGCCAATACGTCGCATGTAAATAGACTTACCCTGATTAATAGGGTAGCACATCTTGGCGTCAATATTCTTACGATATGTCATAATTTCGTCGTAATTCCCTACCAAATCTACGTCGACAGTGGGGCGTACAAGATGTGCTACGTGAGCCTGAAGGGCCAAGCTACCAATCAAAATCATTTTATCTCCTTATCAGCACATCGAACTATGCCATGCTCGGGAATCACTTTCCATACTCTGTAGCTTCTCGCACAATGCATAAAGTGAATTCTTATCTTGCCAACTGAAATCTACGTTCTCGTTCACCTCCTCTTCGTCAAGGTGTTCTTGTTCAAGGATGCTGCTAAGAATCTCCGTGTTATCGTAACGGCCATACTCTTCATAGAACGGCAGGAAGAATGTAACACCCGACACGCCGCTAACTACTTCAGCGGTTTCTAGATGTTCAAGAGCTTCCTGTGCAAGAGTGAGTGCTTGATCCTTTGACTCACTCTCCATGATCTCGCCAACAAGCTTCGTTGCAGCTTCGATGCTATCAGAAATGATCTTGCTCGCACCCTGCTGGATAGCTTTGCGCTGTTTCTTCAGTTCTTCAATCGAAACACCGTTGATGATGATATCTTTAGTCATTCTATTCTCCCTTGTTAGCAATGTGCAGAACTTGCACGCCAATAAACATAATCGCTGTGGTTGTGCCCACCTTTGGCTTCGTCAGGTAGCTCAAAATCGATAATCACGTTCAAATCAAACGCCTTCGCCAGCAGTACAGCCTCTCGGTACAAGCGTTGAATTTCTTCTACGCGATTTGAAATCTCCGTGAGGGCTGTATGGTTATCTTGTGCCACGTCCCACGCATTAAATTCTTCCATAATATCCTCAGCAATTGTACGACGACGAATTCCAATCCGAATTCAGCATTCCAATCTCATCAATAAGATCAGTGAACTCGTACTCCAGCTTAACCGTAGCACCGCTGCGTTCACTGACATCTTTAATCTCCCGCAGAAGTTGCTTAATCTGCTCCACTTTCTCCGCAACCATCTTGTTGCCATCACGGACAGAAATCACTTCCTCGCCAGCTTTAGCCAGCAGCTCATCCAGACGTTTCTTGCTAATCATCACTGTGCTCATGTTTTCTCCTTAAATAAAATTGTTAGCAAGACATGCTGGAAGGGTTCCAACCATCGTCAAGCCAAGTTGTGTTCCCACCGTTGTACGTGCCACCCATCCCATAAGCTGGACAGAAATCAAAAGTGAGTTCGTGCTCACGTGCAAGGTGTTCTGCCTCAGAGATGTTGCTTTCTGCTTGTAAAACAAGTTCTGCAATCTTTGCAAGTGCTTTTTCTTTCGTCATTTTCTTCTCCTAAGATTTTTGAAATATTACCAAATTTTAACTGCATGTACTACACGGGGAGCACTTGTTGGGAACATGTCTTTCCAGCGTTCATGTGCATCTACAACGTGATAAGAAAGTGCTACGTATGTGTCACACCCGATTTCAAAGCCAACAAACCAGTCATCCCCGTTACAATCCAAGCAGACAACACACATACCTAGATGGCAGTCTCCCTCAAGCAGCTTTTCGATTCGTTCCGTGCTCAAATCTGTTTTTTGTAACAAGAAATCTTTTACTTCCATTTCGTCAGAAAACCTTCGCCCGATTCCGAGAAAAGCTTCATATACTGTTGACATAACCCCTCCTACACCCCAACACAATAAAATGAATGATCTGCAATCCGCCTGTCAAACTTACCCTTACTTGCCCATCTAGGCGGTGCTCCTGAATGAAAACTATCAACACACTTGCTGACAACGCTTCGCATCTTACTCGCCTCTGCAAACTTGTGCAAGAACTTTTTAGGAATTTTTACAGCCCTAAGATTCATACCACGCTTTACAGAGGAAAACTGATGTGACTCACGCACAACACTGCACACACTCTTCTTACGCTTCTTAGCTCTGTGCCTGATTGTTTGGATGACTCCTGCAACCCCGCGCACAGGTTGATTGCCAGCTTCCTTGTACGCCACAGCCTTGAGGCAGATGTCATCAGCAGCTTTAGCGTTTGCACCTGTTGCAAGCATGAGGGCCAGCAGCAGGGCGTTGCCAGTGCTCAACTGGTTTCCTCAGCAAGCTCACCAATCTTCTCAGCACAAGCCAAACAAAAATGAATGTGCTGCCCTGTGTTGCGGAAAGAATACGTAGTAATCATATCCTCCCCTTTATCAATTTTCTTGTCACACCCTCGACAGAATGCTGGACGTTGTGCTGCTCTACGTGTGATGTCGTATGTCACCCTTTCGTCTCCTCTAGAAATTCTCTAGCAGCGTCCCACTGATCTTGAAAATCTGCCGTGGTTTGCCAACTACTCCAGAATGCTTTGTCCATAGCTTCGACCAATTCTTTGAGCAATAGATATGGTGTATTTTTCGGATGGTTCATCATCGCTCCCTGTCATTTCCAAAGCCAAGTTCGTCCCGTGCCTTCTGTGCAGGCGTTCTTGTGTCTTCTACGCTCATACCGTTTCCTCCACAGGCTGCTTAAGGTTGTTAAGAAATTTATCAAACGCTACATCAGGCGGAAGCTTTTTCAGTTTTAGATACTCGTGACGAGGTGAGTACTTAAATCCGTTATCGCACACGGCATCCGTATCGTACCCCATCCAAAAATCATCTGCTAGCGGATCATGACAAATCCGCAAAGGAGCAGTGATAGTAACCTCCTTCCCGATCATTTCTGTTGCATATTTTGCACCAATGACAACACAAACACTTCCTACCGGATATTCCTTCATAACATCCCCCTTGTCAAAATGTTCGCTCATACTACACGAGCTTGTGCGAGTCGTCAACAACATTCTTAAGATTTCTTACGCAACAAGATGCTTGACAGCCACGTTGTAGTGTGTAAGAATGCGCCTCGTCACAACAATTTTAGGAGGAAATCATGTGTTTTCTAGGGCTGCATAAGTGGAGTGTTTGGGGTTGTGTGGAGAGGGCAAACGTAGGGGATGCTAAAGGCGTTGCTGTACAGTATCGTCACTGTCTGAAGTGCCGCAAAGCTGATTGGCGTCGTATTTAATAAGGAGGATTTATGAAAGTTAAGATTGTAAAATGCAGCGGTCGAAATTATTGGTACAAAGACCTCGTCGGGCAAACTTTTGAAGTTCAAGACAGCGCACATAAACACGGCTATGAATTGATCTACAAAGGCGTACATAGTTTTATTGATGTGATGGATGCTGAAATTGTTGAAGAAAAACCAAAAGACGAAATGAAGTTCCCTTTCAGGGTTCGTTGCATAGACATTACCAACGCAGAACACGACCTTGTACTCAATGGAATATACACAGTGACAGGCAGTAATGCCGGTGACTACTATCTCAAAGAAACTCCTTGGTCGTATATGAAATCTCGTTTTGAAATCGTCGAGGAAGATCAATTCAAACTTGGCCCTCAAGAATACGTACCTGATCCTGAAGATGAAAAGCTTATTATTGATGACCACTACTCATTCAACTACACGTTGACGGATAAAGACCGCGAGGCTGGCACTATCAAGGTCGATCCGTATTTCGTTTCTCGCCTTTGGAATGTTGGTGCAAAAGACCCGTCCGGTGTGATCTGGCACATCTTTAAGACCTGTGCACGTTTCGGCGATAAAAATGATAAAGAGCGGGAAATCACGGCGATTTATAAATCAATCAAACGTCTTGCCGAGCTTGAGGGTGTGAAGCTGGACTAAATCATTTTGGAATTTCACAGCGAGTTATAAGTAAAAATTCGCTGTCATGCCAGAATCCATGCACCCTTGGGATCAACGAGGCCTGTCTGCGCTCTGCCAAATTTCGGTATCGTAGACACCTCTTCCCAAAATTCTTATCCTCAAAAACACGTTTCAAAAACGTACCCTTCCTCTCCATTTCCCATCCCTCCGGGCAAAGCTTCGCCATACAACCCTTTTCAGGCCGTCTTTACAAATCTTCGGGATGCAACTCCCCCTACCCACGCTAAAGAGCGTAGCTACGTCTCACCAGGCAATAGGCTCCCCTACCCTCGTAAGAGGGAATACCACCTTCTGTGGGTATTTCCACCACATTTCATGTTACGCCTGTCTATAGGCTGGTTCCCTAGTAGTTCTGATAGTGTTTCTCTCCTTGTTAAGTTAAACAGCGTACGGAAGTTAAGCGTTCTAACAATTATTCTGATTCTTGACGTGACAATACGCCTTTGATTGCTAGTTGTACACAACTTTCGTGAGATTTTGGTGAGATTTGTAGTAGTTATGTAGGACTGCACCTACGCAATATGCACAACAACTGTTTATGCATACAGTGTGAACGTGAAAATTCACTACCTAACACGATTTGGAACAAAAATAAAGTAGTTAGCGAAGATTTTTCTTGACGTGCGTATCAGCCTTAGATAAGATGAACTTCATCGACGGGCAAGACAGAGAAGCAGAAGCAGGGCTGTCGAGAACGGCAAACACATTTAACCAATACACGCATACATATATAGGAGTGTCAAATGAAACAAGTTATCGCACGCATCTACCCACTGACGAACACGCCAGTTATTTTTGATGTGGAGTCCAAAGAGAGTGGCAACGGTCGTCTCAAGGCATTCATGGATGGCAAAGATGTTGAGGTTGGCTATGACTTCTACATGCACACCGAACACCTGAACCCTGATCAAGCACTTCAAGTGGCTCGTGCTTATGCGAAGCATGCCAATATTCCTGAGCATGACATCCTTGTGCGTCAACGCTTCCCAAAGACGAAGGCTCTGCCACGCAAACTGAGCGATGCAAACCTGAAGCTCGTCAAGAAAGATGAAGACAAGAAGGATCAGCCGGAAACGTTGCAACAGCTTGCTCAAGAAATGCACGACAACGAAACGAAGAAGCCTGAACAGAAGAAGGAAGCTGCAAAAGAGGGCACCGCCTCCGCAGCCAATCCTGAAGGCGCAAAGGTTGTTCGCTCGGCTGAAGAGAAAGCTAAGACCAAGCGCACTTACAACAAGAAATCGAACAAACGCAGCGAAGCAGCTATGAAGCGCTACCTATCTGAACTTGGTCAAGTGGCTGCCGAGTCACCTACGTTGCTCCAGCCTGTTGCACCGGGTCCAGGCGTGACTCCGGAAGATGTGGACGAAGCAACCCTGCAATTTGCCTTGAAGCTTGCCAAGCTGCTAAAGGGTGTGATGTAATATATTTGGAATACCTCTCCTCGTGAAGCACCTTTGCCCCGCCTTGTGCGGGGTTTTTCTTATGTGTGAAAATTTCTGTTGACAGCTAAGATTCTTATGACTAAACTTATCCTATCTTAACAAACTTAGGAGGAAACAAAATGAGAGTAAAATTCTGCTGCGATAATGGGGCAAACATTCACAGCGTTCGCAAAGACACTTTTGACACAGAACGTGATTTTGGCATCACTGACGAAGAGTGGCAAGAAATGTCAGAAGAGGAAAAATACAAGATGGTTGAGGAATGGGCTAACGAACGGATTAATATTTGGTTTGAGGAGGAATAAAATGGCTAAACTTACTCTTGCTCAAATAGACGAGATAGCTCGTAAATATGCAGGAATGGGTGGGGTTGAAGACTATCGTACTTTTGCTCGTGATATTGAAGATGTTGTGTTGGAACGTGCTGCACTAGCTGCTGAAAAGGTTCAGGACAACTACAACGAAAAGCAGGGTGGCAAATGGCCTGAGCTTCGTGACGATGCTGCGACCGGTGCTGGAGATTGTGCAGCGGCCATCCGTGCAATGAAAAATATTGGAGAGTAAAATGGATATTGACAAGCTTAACATGGCAATCATGAATATTCCAAGTGTTCCTGACGAGAGCAAATACCCAAAGTACAGCGCAGAATATCACGCATACAAAATAGGACATCGTGACGCTCGACATGCTGCTGTTGAAATTTTGCTTGAGCATTTTAAGGATGATGCAGAGCCGAGCGTTGCGACAGGGGAGCGGGCGCTGTTTGAGACGTGGGCATCAGGTGGGTCGCACGTCACGCTGTCTCATGTGTTCAGCTTTACGCCACATCCGAACCAAAGCCGCTATCTGGATGGCACCACTGAACTGTGCTGGAGAGCGTGGCAGGCCCGCGCCGCCCTCGCATCGCCCGCAGTCAGCCAGATGGATGGGGCGGTTGAGAAAGTGTCATGCCCTGCGTGCAACGGAACAGGCGGCGTAATGACGGCGGGTGACTGTTCCGACTGTAACGGTAAGGGCTATGACTGGGAGCCTGTTGAGCCTGCAGCCACCACGACAAGTACAGATCGTTTTCTGGATAATTGGGAAGACGGAGAATCGTGGGGTGGTGCACATGCGGCCACCACGGCAAGCGCGAGTGATTTCAATATCTGCTATGAAGCTGGGGTCCGCTGTCAGTGTAAAGATGGCGAAGAAATTTGCCTTCGTAACCGCCGCGCCCAAGCACCCAGCCGGGAAAACGCGAAAGCCGTCCAAGTCTTTACTTGCATCGGCAAGGGCGGCGAATACGAAGTGATCGGCTATTCAAACGGCGCCGGACCGAAGCGTGGCGAAAGCATCGTCGTGTACTACGACGTGACCAAGCCCGACATTCTGTATCACCGGAGCGCCGATGACTTCAAGGTGAGGATGCAATGGCAAGGCACCCGCGCGTCACATGCAGCGAATGCTGGCGAGGCAGATGTGCAGCCGGGTGTGGAGTTTGCAGCCAAGTTTATCGAGAAGCGCGCTGAGGACTACGCCCGCGAAAACAGCAGCATGGAGCATGACACCGGAGCGACGGTATGGCACTACGGCACCGCAGGCTTCGATTATCACTGCACGCTTATCGAGTTGGCCGAAGACCTGCGCGCAGCAATCGCCTCCAGCGCGGCACAGGAGGGGAAATAAATCGACAATTTCAAAAACAACCATCTTTCCAGTTGACTAACAAGGCTTTCCGCTATAACATGCTTATACTAAAACAAGTATAGGAGAGCGGAATGCCTGAAATGTCGATGGATGAAATCACAATTCTTAGCGCAACTGATGATGAGTTGTATGCCTACATCAAACCTCAGTCTATTGAGAAAGATTGGCCTTTCGAGATGTCTCATAATGGCCTACAATATATCTACGAAGCATACTGGACATTGCCTACAAGCATGGGGAATGGCTTCGTTCAAGCTGCAAGATATATTAGGAGTATTTATGGGAACGACAACATGTGTAACAAATTGTGATGAGCCATTCAAAAGGGGAGACATGATTGAGTTTGCTGGAGATTTGTATGTTGTACTAGCAAACTTCGGCACACGAGGTATTGTAAGGTTGCTCAACACGGATGCTATATTCGACCCGTTCTATTGGAAATTTGGAATGATAGAGAGCAGACGTGTCGATGCGTATGAAGCTGAAAAAATGATTTTGGAATCTTATAAAAAGGGTCAAGGAAAAACTCGTTGACGAGCCAAAACTCAATACCCCTTGGGATCAACGAGGTCCACTCTGCATTTCTGGAAATTCTTGTTCGCTCGCCTTGTGCGAGCTTTTTCTTTTTGTTGAAAACACATTTTGGAAATGTAGGGCGGCGCGATTTCTGCTGTGCTGGTGTGCTACTACACTAATACACCTAGACAGCTATCGAACATTAGATTGTGATAGTAATCTTTAAACCTAGCGCGCAGGGGTGGATTAGTCTAGCCATCCCGGATGCGTAGAGTGATTACAGAATATCTTATTCTGGCAAGCACGTCAAGCACATTTTCTTAAAATTTGTGTATTTCTTACATAGTCGCGCCGGGATGATCGTCTAGTGCCAATCCGCAACCTGTAAGAGCATCTTAGTAAGGACTAGAGCAAGATGCACCGTTTGTCTGACAGTGCTAGATGTCCTGTTTGTGCTTATATAAGCTTGATTCACTTAAGTCGCTTGACACGTCAAATTGCATGCTCTAAGATGGCTACATGTTCACCAAATGACGGAGGCAAGAATGATCTACACGAGCAAACGCTGTAAAGACTGTGACGCACTACTCTGGAGCAATCACGCTAAAGAGTGCGGACTGTGCCCGGAATGCGAAAACATCGATAGTGACATCATCCAAGACTTAGAGGAACGTTTTGACGAGGCTTACAAATGAAACTGACATTCATGCAAGCTGTAGAGTACGGATATATGCACCAACAAGGTAAATATAAAGGTGCGCCGTGGATCGCACTAAACAAACAGTTTAAGACTGCCAAAGAGGCATTAGAAGCCATCAATGCGCACTATGCCAACGAAGGCAAACAACATATTGCGGAGTAAGACAAAATGAAGATTCCATGCATTATCGATTTGCAATACGGTGGCAAAGAGTTTGTTAACAATGTCATTGCTAAATATGGAAAAAGTAGAGACTACAACCAACTTGCAATAACTGTGTATTGTGAGACTGAAACAGGTGACAAGTTTACAATTGTGCAATTCTGGAACAATCGCAGTGTTGCCCATTTTATGGGTGCTTAATATGAAAACCTACACTCTACCTAAACGCCTTGCACAAGAGGCAATGCGTCAAGCTGACGAAGAATTACGCAAAGAACACGAACGCGGAATATTTTCCGAGGGTGATCCGAATCATCCTACGTATAATAACGGGTACAACTACGCTACAGGTAAGTATGTTAGCCTGTTTGGATACTCGCAAGATGAATTTATGGGGAAACAATACAAATGAAAACCGCACGATTCCCAATCGGCCTAGTATTCCAACACTATCGCTATGCCAAAGCTAAAGAGCGCACGCCGTACACAATCGTGGACATCTACACTACGACAGATAGCAAAGGAAACACCGTTAAGATTGAGTATCTTGTAACGCACGAATTCATGGGGCAAGCTATTTCAGAACTTATGGTAGATACGACGATTGCGCGAAGCTTGACTAATGAACAATTAAAGGAGTATATCTGACATGGGTGCACTAGCAGCTTACGCACAAGGATATGAGGCATTCGCTAAATACTGCCTTCGTTACGGCACGATCATTAAAGACACTCGCACAGAGGACGACGGGCATCATATTCGCAAGTATGTAATCAGTGTGGACGGTTGGAAAGCGCACATTACTAAACACAATGGCGAGACGATTAACGCTTGCCTGGAAGGGGCATAGCATGGCTAAAATTTCATTCCGCGCAAAGGCTCAACAGATGTTCAACATGGACGACACGCTTGCTTATGAGTATGTATCTGTGCCAGCTTTTAAACGTTCGCATTGCGATATGAATACTTTCCGGCAACATGCCAAGTATGGATCATATGCTAATTCCGATTTGTTCCTAGGCATGCTGGCAAGGATTCGCAAAGATGTGTTCTCTAACGGTATTCTCAAGCTAAACGACGTTCCTAGCGGCGTTACAGTGGACACTACAGGCTTTCTTGTGTTGGTTGAGTTTGATGTTTGAACATGAGCGCCCTACGGGGCGCTTTTCTTTTTGTGACGCATCACAAATATGTCGCGCAGGATCGGATTAACTTCCCGGCAGCTTAGCAAACTTGGATATCGTCCCTCTTCCGAAAGTGAGTACAGAATATCACTCTTAAGACTCCTATGTCAACAAGAATCTTACGAAAGAATTTCGCTTTTTGTGCTTGACACGCTTTGGCAACTGGCGCATACTTCATTCATGGATGCAGCAATAACGCCGCGTCAAACACAACGGAGAACAACATGGGCGAACAAGACAAAAATCACGCATACGCACAAGCTGTTGCACAAGCTACCAGCATCGATAACATGGTCGGTGCTCTGAACGTTGATTATGATCGTCTGGAAGAGTTGCGCAAAGCATGTTCGGGTTATGACACAGAGGCTAGTTGGTCGGAACATAACCCGGAAGAATCTGAAGAACTTCGCGAACTGGAAGAAGCTGCAAACGGTAACAAACACCACGACGAGGCACTAGAAGCTATCCACAATGATCCGCTTGACGTACAAGTGCGCGGAGAGTGGCACAATCCCGACGAAACACACACTACGCCTAGCGAATTCATGATTCTCCTGTGTACTGGCGGACCTGCTGTACGGATTATGGGCGAACTGAACGACTATTGCGAACCTACTCGCGCATGGATCGAATACCAAGACTGGGGCACCCCTTGGACGGAAGCTCCCGGCATCATCTCTCAAGATGTGCTGTTGCAATATTGCCAGCAATTTTACTTTGGCGAGTAACACAAATTACGCTTGACGTGCTTTCTGTACTTAGGCATAATAGAAGCACGTCAACAAACAAACACTAGGAGAAACAAACATGTCTACCACTACCAATCTCGCAGACTTCGGATATCGTGAAATCAAGATGGCTCGTGACTTGCTAGATGCATTGGTTAACAATGGCTTGCCGGATGACTTCAGTAATGATGGCGTAGTATTGATGATGAACCAGAACAGCGGGAATGTGTTCCTGACCAATGAAGAATTTGAAGTTGCTATGGAATCGGATGGCAAGCTGTACTCTTTCTATACGTCACCATACGAGGGTCGCGAAGGATCATTTGAAGATTTGCTTGCCGAGTTTGATGATATGCACGAAGAGGATAAAGAGTGGTTCAAAGGCGTTGCTAAGAACATCGACAGGGAAGACGAAATTCCGGAAGAGAAAGAAGAGGAATAACATCATGGCAGAGCAAATTAACAATCTACTCATCTACAGCAGCAACGCCAGCAAAAAAGGATCGCAGAAAGCTTCTGTAACTGTGCGTGACTTGTCCGGTGAAGTGGTTGCACGCATCTATAGCGAACGTTCACAGCCGCTACGCTGGCTCCGTAAATGGCCCCATTGTATCGAACGTGCCGAACTGGCGGGGCAGCTTAAACGGGCAGGCATCTCTCAAGCTGACATTGATGCAATTGTTTCCATGAAGGATCAATAACATGCGAAACTACGACATCACATTGCGCTGGTCATACAGTAGCGGGCATGATTACGAGTTTCATTCAAAAGATGCTGCACAGGTGGGGCAACTTTACAGGCTCAAAGTGTTGGAAGACGAAGTTTGCAAGGTTGATGTTCTGTTAGGCGACTTTGTTGTGATTGAGTGGAAGAGACAAAAAGATTAAAATTCCGCTTGACATGAGTAAGCACAGTAAGCAATAATAACTCATCTACCAAGTGTGAGGAAAAGCATGCAACGCTATGTGAAGACTAAATTTTATATTGGAAAACGTTATCATGATCCTGTACAGATTAACAGCGCAAGCGATGCAAATACAGCCGTTGCAACGTGTGTTCTACGGATGCAGATAAACCAATACTCGGCAACAAGCGCTGAAGTGTATGACGACAATACAGGCGAGCTACATGCCATTGTGACACGGAGCATTAACGGACAGATACGCATCGATTACAGGCGCGATCCTGTTAAATTTGAAACTCGTTTAGCTATTGGTGCATTGTTTGGAAAGGACAAGAAATGAACAAAGAGGAAATGTTTGATTGGCTCGACAAGAATAACGCAGAAATAATGCGCCATCCTCTGCAAAGATGGTTTAGACCTGACGGAACAGATTTTTACACAAATTTTTGTCTGCGTTCAGGTGACACACAATGGCCTGCATTTCCTACTTTGCAAGAGGCTATAGAATTCGCAGCGAACTTTAATGACAAGACAAAATGACACCCGTACAATCCCACACCCTAAAGCTTAAAATGTCCGTGTTCGCTGAAGCAACAGCCATGCTAGAATACGCTAAGACACGAGGGCAAGCGGAACTAGACTTGGCTCTAGCAGAACGTGACAGGGCAAGGAATGAATTGTTTTCAATGTTGGATGAGATGACGGAGGGATAAATGAGCTACACAAAAGGACCATGGAAACAAGATAAGTATGGCACGATTGTATCGCCTAACGGTGAAACGGTTCGTGTCAAAGGTGTTGCACTTTCTATGTACAGGGACGAAGAAGCAATAGCAAATACTCGCCTAATTTCAGCCGCACCAGAACTGCTAGAGGCTTTGCAAAATGCACTGATTGCTTTGGAGAATAGTAAACCTATCATGGAGCACTATCCAGAGCCAAACATGCGCCATATTCGTGCATACTACGGCGCAGAGGCAGCAATCAAGAAAGCACTTGGAGAATAAAATGAAAACCATTGAGCAAATCATGAACTATGAACCGCAGATTGCTAAACTTGAATACGGCACAGAGCCATCGTTAGCAGAACTGCTAGAAACGTATTATCTTGACCACAATATAGAGCCAAGCAAAGCTAAGGCGCTCGTGTCGCAATACATTCAAGCTTTGGAAGCTTACGCAAAATGAGCAAAGACATCTACGAAAGAGTATGCAATGGCTGTTCCATCAGTGACAGAGAATTGCAGCAGGCGATTGCTGACTATGCAGAAGCAGAGAAAGCATTGTTTAAACTTGGTCCAGCTTTCGAGATTGTACGCAAAGTTGTGACGATGACGTTGATTACATTGCAAGGGTATGAAATGGCAAGGAGGAAAGAATGAGTACATTCTACGCACATGTGGCACTTGAAACAGAATCACTAATCGATAACCTTACAACTGTACTAACTCACGATCAGCTTAAACAATTCATTCTTGATCTAGATTTGATCGTTGCTGATGTACAATTTACAGAGGAATTGATTCTGTGCCTTGCAAAGAGCCTGAAAGGCTGTACAGATGAGCCTTTAGACTTTATCAATTGGGAGAAAATATAATGAAGCCTGTATTCACCAACAACATCTATGCCGTATTTAAGCAAGGCTCTCGCTACATCGTCACTCTCATTTCAAACACAAACAAAGTGCAATACTCTGGCGCCAAAGACTGGTGCATTGCATGGGCAATTGAGAACGGGATTTGATATGCAATGAGGGAATTGATGTGTAGAGGGATAAATAACGCTTGACACACTCTCAGAAGCCATGTTAACTTAACAGAACACTAACCAAACAGGGAGAATAGCATGAAAGCACTTAACCACATTGCATTGTTCCTTTCCCGTTTATTTGAAAGTAACTGGAACTACTACAACAACATGTCTGTTCGTGTGCATAAGGTAACAGGTGTAGTAGAATATGCGCACTGGGATGACTGGGGTACACTGTGGATGGATGAGCCAATGTTCCCTGATACGCCGTTGTGGAAGGGTGTAGAATAACTGATTCAAGCGGCTGTAACGGGCCTAGATTCAACGAACGGCACATGAGATGTGTGCAGATATCAACTGAGAACAGAACGGCTTAAAACGCTTTTAAACACGAGGTAGAGATGACCCCACAAATATTCGTTGACAGCAAACACATTGACATAGAATTCAAACTAGCAGACGACAGCACGTTTGGTGTGTCACTTACAAAGCCAGAAGCAATCGAATTGTGGCGAAAGCTTGCGGAAGGGATTACGATGATGGAACTTCAGCAAATCTTTATGCGGACGGAAATTAAATGAACCACAGACAGGTTGAAGAGTGGGCAGGCAATCCTGTATTCCTCCTTGCATGGCCATTTATTGGACCAGTTAACACAGCGGAGGGAAATCAATATCAATGGTACAGACAAAGCGCAGAGAAGCGCAAACAATGGATTTTGCTAAAGCTTACTAAGGGCGGAATGGCTTTGATTACTGACGGTGAGAATACGTTTGGTGTCCCTCCTTTTTATGTTAGTCCGATTGTGACGATTACGGAGTGAGCATATGACAAAGCATAACGAAACAGCCCTAAAGCAAATCCTTGCTCGCTGTAGAGCAACACCAAACTATCATGCCATGATTGCAACAGCATCCTACAATCGTTCTACAGATGTACTGTTCCAACTGTGGCATATGTTCCAAGATGGAGAAGAGCTAGCTATCTTTGAGGGTAAGGTTTTCTTCCCCAACGGCTCGCAAATATCTGTTGTGCATAATACGAATGGTGTTGAGATTGATTGTATAGATATGGAAGATTTTACTTGACACACTCCCTACAACACCATAGAATCATCTCAGCAGCAAACACTTTCCAACAATCGTAACAACAATCTTAAAGAGGATGTCATGAACAAGACTTTTAAACTCGCTTCTATCGCAATGTTCGCTGTCGTTGTCACTGGCTGTGCCAGCACGCAAGAGGAAATCGTAGCACTGCAAAATCGTGAGGCAACATGCAAAGCTTCTGGCGGCGTAGTGGCATGGGGCGTGGATCGCATCAAACGTTGCCAGTATCCGAGCATTGAGGACAATCTCCCGGTGGCGTTCAACACGGTGCACGGAGTCTCTAAAGTCAATCGGGCACGTTGAGCAAGGGTAGATATGTGTACAAATGTAGAGGCTTGCTCTGATGGGCTGGCCTCTTTTGTTTTAATATGGAGAGACTATGAGACTATATTACTTTGAAATCGACGGCGATAAATTCTTAGGCGAACACGATTACGAAACGCCATGCATTGTTCGATCAATCTCCAATGCTCAGTTTTTCATGGTAAGGAAAACTGCTAAAATTTGGTATGACAAGATTGAAGCGGAATATCCGGGGGCTGTACTGTGGTCGTTTGAGGCAACTAATTGGCATAGGGAGGATTGATGAATAAACAACAAATCCTAGAAGAGTTAGCAAAAGCCATGGCTGAATACTCAGGTTGGGATATGTGGGATACCGCTACAGATTGCAGGCATACCCCGAACGGGAATGATGTGGATGAGGAAAAATCTTACTGGCGTGAGCTTGCTACAATAGCGTACGAAAAGATTACCAATATTGCTTGACGTGCTTTCTGTTGTGTGAGAATATTCGTGTCATGGGCAGCGCAGAGGGCGAGGCCGAAATGGGAGGGGATATGTACAAAGTCACTTACAAAGAATCCGATTGGAACGAAATTTACGAATGTGGTAACATTAATATGGTTGCTGCGCTAATTGTCGATCTGGTTAATCGTAAAGGCTACGATGAATCCAACTTTAAAATTGAATGGGTAAACTAGCCATGTACACCAAAACCATCACACAAGACATAGATTGGCTGAATGCCATTGACGGGCTGACTGTAAGGGAGTGAATGACATGGGCTATCTAGTGCAATGTTACAATCATGGTGCGGGGGAGTGGGAAACTTTGCCATACTATACAGAGGATGGACAAGAGCATACAACATACCCAATTGAACATATGGCAAAGGCTGCAATGCAAGCTTATGATGAACAATGGGACGGGGATTATAGAGTGATTTCTTGTGGGGGTGATGACAAATGAAAACTAGCAACGCTAAAACCGTTACATACACTCTACCGTTGTTTTGGGCGTCCTACCTTATCAATCGTGATGCTTCAGGCTACACTGAATTGGAGCTTAGCTGGATGCATTATTGGCAATGTGCCCATGCAAGCCTGGGAGATGCTCTGGATATGACGGAGGTTGGATTTTCGAGGAGGCACGGGCAAGAGATGGCAGAGTATGTGTTTCCTGTGTTGGATTGAGGAGGGCCGTTAGGCTTTCAACACATCATCAATAGATGCGTGTATAATACTAACAGGCGCAATGCTGAAGTTTGACTTTGTGCCTTTAGTGTCCCTCTTATTCCACTTAGGTGACAATGCAAGAATCATTTGAACTTCATAGAAAAGCGCATCCGGCAAACTATCAAACGCATGGAATTCAAACCGTTTAATCTTGGAGATGTCTTTCTGTTTCTTGTGATCGTTCCAGCGTACAAAGAAATCATTAGCTTTGCCTACGTACAACAGTTTGTCATCTTCACCATAAAAGAAATAACAAACACATTCGCAATCGTTAAGTTTATCCCGCAGAGTTATAGGCTTTATAAGATCGTACTTAACATCTAACCGCCTGTAGTATTCTTTCTTCATCTCCTCCGCGTATTCCTTGTCATACTGCCTTTTAAAGTAGGCACAACAAGCGACAATCACATCTCCGTCACTCATTGCACCAACATCGTTATAACCTACAGTTTCTAAGAAGTGCCGTTTCCCTGTTATTGTGTTGTATCCTTGCATCTAAATTCTTTCCTAAGTCTGTGCAGTGTCGTCCTAGACACGTTAAAAGGTTTGCATGCCTCCGTATCGGTGCACTGGTGTTCGGTCTTGAATGTTTCGATTGCATCCAACAATTCTTTTCCCTCTAGCTGTACGGCAGGTTCAAACAACCCGATAATCTCGGCATTAACACGCCGTGTCTCTGCTAACAATTCCTCTGTTGCTTCTAGTTTCTCTAAAAGTTCGTTATACTCACTCATGAGCACTGTGTTACCGTAAAGTGCGTCATAGCTCGTCTTGTAGTGCTCATAGTCTCTGGCAAGCTTTAGCGGACCTACCATCGCACGACAAGCTTTACGCAACTCTTGCAACGTCTTAGCGTTTTCAATCGCGCTATGCTGTACAGAGAGGGCGGGAAACTGTTTCTTGAACCCTTCCTTAAAGTTGCTCTGTTTGACACATAGTGTGATCAATGAAGAGAATCGGCGCAGCTTTTGAGCATCGTCAAACTTGCTCCACAATCCTAACGAGACAGTGCGGCATTCCCAGCACTCGGACAAGATTGCATCAATGTATGTCTTGAGTTCGTCCATATCGTATGAGTGTTCCTTTTGAGATGTCTTTGCCATAGCGTCAACAAGTGCCTTATTCATCCGTGCGATAGTCAACTGATAGTCTCGCCGCTCGTCGTCGGACATGTTGCTTACATCTTGCTCTTTGAGTGCTGCTACGTCAGCTTGCAGCTTGATTAGATCAATCATAGTTCCTTGTGTTTCAAGTCGTGTTTCACGGTACATTTTTAAGGCATCAAAAACAGCAAAATGCCTAAGAGTAGGGACTCTCTACAGAGTGAAAAGCTTGTCAGTCATAGATAGGTGCACAACGAACAAAACTTGTCTTGAACTTGTCAAGCTTATACTGAAAGTAAGCATCTTCGATCTTGATAGACATCTGTGCGTCATCTTTGTAAGCTTTCCTAGCAGCATAGATGTTCTGTGCAGATGTACTCTTGAAATGCTCTACAATCTCTGATACAGTGGCGTTACGGTAGTTAAAATTCTTACGAGTCATAATAGTCCTTAGTTGGTTGCTTAACTTTATGATTGTACCGGAAGGGATGATATGTGTCAACAATTTTAAGTGTGTAAAGTAGGACAAACTAACCTTGCTAACGCGGTTAGATAGGATACAAACACACAAACAGACTAGTGCACAAATACCAACAACTAAATAACAACAAAAGGAAGTAGAAACTATCTTATTTTCACAAATATAAAGAAACAACACAAGAAAATGCTTGCACAACTTAGAAAGCTTAGGTATAGTTACACACATCAGCAGTACAAACACACAAGGAGAACATCATGGCAAATCGTCAACCCCATCAATGGGCAGTGTACAATCTGGCAATCATTGGTAGTAATCCTGAAATCTTCGACTCGAAAGAAGATGCTATGGAGTTTGTTAAAGAGTATTCCGAGCATCCTGACGATCCGTTTATTGAGATTGATGAAGAGAATAAACGGATTAATTATCGTGGCAATATATATCTGTAAACAGCCTGGAGCATGGCATGACCAACAAAGAAAAACTTACGCTTGTCCTGATGTTCGTATGTATGGTGAGTGTTATTGGTTGCGGAGTCACTATGTTTGCTGGTGCATTCTTCGTGCAAGCTGTTGGTGTTGGAACAGCATTTGCAATGCCTGTAAGCTTTGCTGTATTGGCTCTTGTGTGTAATTTCTTTGTTGACGAATTGGAAGCATAACATGAAACGTAAAAACTACATCATCTCTAGCAGTGTTGGGCATCGTGTTGTGAAACATGCGTGGAATAGCTCTATCAGGGAGATAGAAAAGCTTGTGCAAGAGATGGCGCAACAAGAGAAAACAACATACACTCTCACAGGCTCTAACGGTGTGAAAGAAGGATTTAACTATGTATCAGGATATCGTGAATGGCAGAGTGCAGAAGGTAAGTATGTGATGTTTGACATTGAGATGGAAAAGGAAGTATAACATGAACACCTTCGACAAGCTGCACAATTTCCTATTCCTCTTGTTCATCATTCTTATGACAGTAGGATTTATTGGGTTGCCATTTGCTGTTTGGTTTGATTTTCATGTAGCAGGAATCCTCTAAACAACATTCTAGGACACAACATGTCACTCGCATACAATGTAGGATACAACGCACGTCTGTATGGCTATGCTAAGCTTAAGGATTGTCCGTATCTTCGAGGGACATTCTGTTACACAGATTGGCAAGAGGGGTGGAAACATTGTGATTGTGTGTGCAATAAGAAAGGATAATAAGCGTACGAAATCGTACAATTCTCTTGACGTGCTTATAAAGCTTGTGTAGACTGTAGTTATTGATGCAGCAAACACATAGGAGAAATAACATGCAACGCACTTTCATCGTACACCATGACAGCAATCACTTTTGGGAAGTTTGCACGGATGAGCAAGGCAACCCGTACGAACAAGCTATGCTGTTCTCTGAGCTTGATGTTATGGCAAATGGGTTCAAGTGGGGAATGTCTGTCAAAGGTACGAATCAGCGTAAGTATCACGCTAAGAGTGTTATGACAAACAGCATCTATGCGATGCTTGACTATGTGAAAGACGAGCTTGCAAAAGATTTTAATGCAATTGTTGTGTGTCACACTCCAGATGTGCGAGTTGAATTCTACCAAGGATAATAGACATGAAAATCATCTCCTTTAGCATTCTTCTCCTCGTGCTGATGTATAGCTCTGTGTGCTACAGCGAATCTTATGCACAAAACCATCCTATGCATGGCCTACAGCTTAAGATGGAATATTGCATTGATATGCAACGAGATGAAAACATGCCTATGCAAGATGTGGGTTGCAAAGTAGGTAGAGGTAATGGTAAAGTAGGTGTTAAGAAAGATGTGATAAAGCAGCTTGTAGCACGTATGAATAAGAACAAACAGAGCTATGAATACAAACAGCTTGTGTCGAATCAAGGATTGGCTATTGTCTTCCATGATGATAGTGTTGGGAGTAAGAGCAATGCTAAAGTGTGGCAGGATAGGTATGGTAGGCTGTATTATGAATTTGATAGGGAGGAATGAAGCCAACTAACGTTGTCTTCCTTTCTCGAATATAAATATTCTCGAAAGTGATTATTATGTGGATGACTATTGATAAATTGTATGAGCATGTCGAAGACAGAGAAATGTTTGTTGTGAAAGCTTTTGATGTTCAGATTAAAGGGCATAACTATCCATACACAAGTGACCCTTGGTGTGTTTGGGTAGAAAACTGGGCAGGAACGTTGTTGTTCTCTCGCTGGCCCCATCCGTTCCCGCCTACACATTTCTGTCTGTTGCCTACGGAGAAAGAGGAATAATCATGTACAAAGTGTATTATGAATTGCAAGGCCATGGTAACAAGGTGGCTTTTGTGTGTTCTACAAGTGAGAGTGATGCGAAGTATGCTCTAGAAAATCAGTATTTCGTTGGCAAAGTGAAAGTTACACACGTGAAGAAATGCAGCTTTGGCGAGGTTGTGTTTGTTGGTGGGAGGTGGTGAGATTATTTGCTTATAGTGCTTGACAGGGCACTGGAGAATGCCCTACAATGGCTTTAACGTGAACAACAGCAGAGAGAACATCATGCAAACCACTATCAAGGATTGGGAGCTTCGTTGGTACAATTTCTCTGGAGACTCATTCTATGGAATGTACACAGAGCATGAGGCATACATCCTGTTTGAAAATAAGAAGATGACGAGTAGTCAAGTTGAAATGGTGCCTCCTTATGGCAATTGGTTCCTTGTGTGGAATAGGAAGCTTGATAAAGAATTTGAGTGCTGGAAGGGGTGATTATGGCAAAGACAAAAGCAGAGATTGAAGAAGGTGCAAAGCTTGCTGTAGATGCCATGCAAGGTAAGGACGTATGCCCCTATCCCGAAGGTACAGCAGCTTATGTTGTGTGGATGGAGGCGTATGGCCTTGCAGAAAAGGAATTCTATGATAATGTCGATGTCAGTTATGACATGCATCCTGAGCATTGGAGGAAGTGATGAGTGATGATTTGATTAAAAGTTTCAAAGGACTGAATAAGAAAGAGATTGAGGAGCACGCGGTTAAGTGTGCCTTGTATAGTGATGAGAAAGATTGTTGGTACAAGAAAGGAACTAGAAAATATGTATGGTGGATGAATGCGTACAACAAAGCTCTAGAGGAAGGTATCAACGAAGAGATGGAAGCTTTGGCAGAGCTTGAACGAGGGTATAGGCAGGACAGAATTTAAAGCAACACACCAGAGGAAGCATGGAAAGCGTGTTGTGTGGAGAACGGGTTGTTGTAAATGGTTTTTAAACTTCACACAAAGTCAAAAGTAGAAATTGGTTGTTGGGTGGGAGTTATTAAAGGCTTGTGATCAAGGAGGGGTGTGTCATACAATGATAACAGTGAGTCTTACTATAACATTCTCACCCCATTATTGATAAGGAAAATACACTTGTTGGCAACAGTGGGCAAATCTCACTGGATCAGGTGGAATGCTATAGGTTTACAGGATTGATAGCAGAAACGCTATGACTTGTACTCGTCAACCCCTATCCTCTTTTTAGATTACAACGAAAGAAAAATAAAAAGCAACAGGAATTTGTTGACATCTTGAAGAAATTCACTTGATGTCAAAGTAGTAACAATAAGAATTCTCTTGACATACGAGGTAAGCTGTGAACTGTAATGTTGTATAAAAGCAACTTTGGCATTCCTCTTATACGCGTTGTGTCAATCACTAATTGTCTTGTTGCAAAAGCACAACAAGCAAAATAATTCGTCATTTCCGTAAGATTCTTATCAAAACCGCTTGCGCTCGGTCGGAATACCCGGATAATAGAACCTATCGCAGCACACAACACACCACACGATAGGAGCTAACCATGAACTACCTGACCACCACCAAATCACTCGGCAAACGCGCTGTAGTCTACGTTGTAGACGGTAAGGAAGTGGTAAGCTTCCCGGCATCTCTGAACAATAGCATCCCTAGCCTGGACGAGGTGGAACAGATGGTAGGCACTGAACAAGAGGAAGCTAAAGAAGAATCCAAAGGTGTTGAGATTGTCCGTGTTGCTAACGGTGAATTCAAAGTGTTGAAGGATGGCAAGGCTACGGAATACCACATCACTAACGGTTGCTTGGGTATGAGTGGTAACGGCCCTAACGTCTACCTTATCAGCAAGGGTAGCAGCATCAAGCAATCGGGCCTCACCTTGGCTAAGGCTAAGAAACTGGTGAAGCATTGGTTGAAATAAGGCAACAATGGGGAAGAAATTCCCCTAAATTGCTTAAACCGCTTGACGAGCTTAGAAATACCCGGATAATAGAGCTTATTGGAACACAACAAACACAAGGGGCTTAAAATGAACATCAAACAAATCCAAACTATCCTTGACCAAGCAACTGGCACCAACTCTGTGCATGGCTACGCTAAGATTGTTAGCACGAAAGAGTTTAAGCAATTGCCGAATCTTTCTGTTGGTAACATGGCAGACATCACGTATGCCAATCCAGACAAGATGAGCATCAAAGCACATTCCGCAAAGAAAGATCGTCTTACGCATAAGTTCGTGCTGTTCTACACCTACAACGGTATGCACAAAGTTATCTCTGCTGGTAGCTTGGAAGAACTTGCAAAGTACCTTGAAAAGCGTATCGAATTGCATGCTGCTGAACTGGCAATTGTAAACAGCTAGTACAAATAGGCAGCACAGACAGGCGCCCTACGGGGCGCTTTTGCTATTGTGCGAATGCTTTTTATGGGGGCTGTGCAGTGGCCTAGAATGGTTAATTGGGGACAGAGTGCTATTCGGAAACATTTAATAGGGACAGAGTGGTCTAACAAAAACTCGCTCCCAATCGGTAATCGCACAACCTTGGGCATTGACGAGGGGTGTTATCTGTGATGCGTCACATTCATAGCCAACGAGTTATGTATTGCCAAAGTGTTATCTAGTACAGTGTGTACGCACAGATGGGCGTGCTAGGGACGTGAGCGGTCGCCTGGCATCAGCAAGGAAGCGGCTACAGAGGGCGTGTTGTGGTGAGGTGGGGCGAGACTACAGAGAGGGCTAGAAAGGGGGCGCTGAGGGGTTGTATGTGAGCCTAGGGGGCTATTGTGAGGGTGTGATGACGTGTGGGATGGGCAAGCGTGCGCTGGAGCGTTAGCCTTTGGAGTAGTGTAAACGGTCACTCTTCCAGTAGACCTAACGAACGTATGGCTTTTGGAGCAGTCCCGACAGATATTTTATAGGGCAGAGAAGGGGTATTTTCGGCATCGGCTGGCCCTATTAAGCCACGCAACTGCCTCAGTATCATTCCCAAAGGAAACCCCTCAGAAAATTGAAAATCACCTCAACAGATATATTTTCAACAACTATTTCTATATTCCAACAAAAGTAAGCTGATTGAAATTTTAATTTTTCTGAAAATTTCGCTTGTAAACTCTTACTCCAAAGGCTATACTTCTCTCATCAGTTCAATATTCAGCAAGGAGAAATTATGAAGAAGCTTATGATCGGTGTAGTGCGTGTCTCGACAGAACGTCAAACTTCTGCACGAAACGGTATCGAAGCACAGGTATCCGAAATCGAAGCCTTTGCAGCGGCGAATGGGTATGAGTTGCTTGAGATTGTAGAAGAGAGTGTGAGCGGTAAGCACGATCTGAAAAACCGACCTGTTCTAAAGGCGGCAATCCAGAAATGCTTGAAGTTGAAGGCTACGCTGTGTGTCTCCAAGCTAGACCGTCTCAGCCGTCGTGCAGCTTTCATCATGGCACTTATGGAGACTAAGCTTAAGTTTGTAGTAGCAGAGTATGGAGAAGAGGTTTCTCCTATGATGATTCACTTCGCATGCGTTGTGGGGGAGGCTGAGCGTCATGCTATTGGCTCCCGTACAAAAGTGGCTTTGCAGGCGAAGAAACGTAGGGAGCCTGACTGGACTCCCGGTAATCCTACCAATCTCAAAGAGGCTGGAGCCAAAGGTGCTGCCGCAACATCTAAAGTTGCAAATATGTTTGCTGAGCGTCTTCGCCCCAATCTCCAACGTATGAGGGCAAGTGGAATGACGCTTTATGAGATCGCTAAAGAATTTAATGAAAACGAGGTTGCTACTGCTCGGGGTGGGATGTGGACGGTTCAGTCTGTGTCGAATGTTGTTCGTCGCTTACAGATTTCTTGATGTATTGTAAGCTGCCCAACATTGTTTTGTCTCTGAAAGGTACACCAAGCGTGTCAAAAATATTGGCAACAGATTTGGCGTACCAATCACCTCCACGTTGAGTTTTCACACCCTCTTTGTTGAGGGTTTCTGCTATCGTATTTACTGACATAAGCTGGTTCCTAAGTTCAATCAGTTTGTCGATGATAGACTCGGCATATTCAATTTTCAATTTATCCAAAGCTTCAGCGGAAAGCTTCATTACTTTCGCGTGATCTACCGTACAACCGGGTGTTCCAAATCCCCACGTCTTTCCTTCTGCCCTTGCTCTTGCCATTCCGGCCTTCACCAATTCCTTATGATCGTCCCGCCTTTTGTTGTAACCTCCATGTACGCGTGAATGGCACCCTCCACATAGAGGAATAGTCTTCGTGCCACCAAGGGCACGGGGGATTACGTGATGATCTTCAGTTGCAGGTTTTCCACACTCAAAACATTCTTTGCTCACTATCTCTTCTCCATAAAAGAAAAAAGGGCGCACAAAGCGCCCTCGTAAGGTTATTACCCAATTTGTTATTAAAGCGCCCTCATCTTCGCCAGAGCTTCCTCCAGAATCGCAATAGCCTGCACCTTCGTGCCATCCACCGCCAGTCCCTCCCCCTTCTCCACACCCATCAGTTCCTTTGCAACCCAAGCTTTAGAGCAGCCGAGTGCAATAGATATTTGTTTGTGCGAGTAGCCCTGCTCTCGTAGTGCTAGCGCTTCTTCCCTGCTAAACTTTTTAACGTTTGCCATCAATATTCCTTTGTATGTTAATACTATCTCTAACCTACTAATTATAACATTCTTATACTATCTTGTCAAATCTACACAAACAAAAAGCCCGCCAACGATTCCGTCAGCGAGCCTATGAGCATCAGTCAAACCTGAGAAACTGTTTAGCGTCGTTCCAACCGTCTTGATAACCTTTGTGGAAAATTTCGTTATAAGATTCGTACAAACGCTCAAGAGAAAGCTCTGCAATCTCAGCCTTCAACTTCTCAACAATCGCAAGATGATGCTCATAGAATACAAACTCCCCAAACTCCGACTCCACAACCCTCTCCCATATAGAACCTTCGTCGAAATCCCACCTTTGAATTTCAGTCATCTACCCTCCCACAAACGTAATCGTAAACGGTGCAAAGTGGAACGCTGCCCAAAAGATCAACCCTGCAAAGATTGCTGGCACAACAGCTTCCACACCTGTGCCACCGAACATTGCACTACCGAAGAAGATTGTCCCTGCAATAGCAACTAGCCACAACCCAACAAACATAAGAAAAATAAAACCAATAATAGCCATCACAACCTCCAAGAATACGTATCGCCACCAGAACTACATCCACTCTGGTAAGCCTGAGAAACCTTTTGCTTAAGATGCTCTACAGCTTTGACAAAATCATCATAGAGTATCCAGCTTCCATCTTCGTCTTGGAAACCATCGTCATCATATCTTTGTGCAAACAGAGGGTCATTCTTAAGCCTTTCAGATTTTCTGTTCTCCTCCCTCTCAGCCCATCGCCTGTCAAACTCTTCTTTCAGATGTTCTGGTACAGGTTGTTCTAGTCCCATTTGTTTAAGAACCATCAAGGCCAACACTTCATCGTGTTTTCTCACATACCCTCCCTAATCTCCAGCAGCAGCCCTGCCACAGCATACAACACCCACCTCTTGTTATTCTCCAAGAAGTAATCCACACTCGTGTAGTGTTCCTTAAATAGCTCGTTAGAGATATTGATCTTACGCATATATTTTCTAATCCCCTTAGCATCAGCAGGCTGATTGTAAGCTGGCATCCTTATCTTATGTTTGCTAGCCAATTCCGCCCACCTGGGGGCATCCATGTACTCTAGCTTGTACAAGTGCTCATTAGCTTTGTTGTGTGCAGCCTTAGCAATCCTAGCTTCATGTGCTTTTTGAAGGGATATTTGCCTTTCTTCTGGTGTTAGTGTAGCGATTGTCATTCTAATTCCTTTCGCAGCTTTTCTGCGTAATCAACAAGCTCAAGATTATCCACATCTACGAACGTGAGACGTTCTCCCTCTTCCATACTACGCTTAAGGTTCTCAAACACTTTACGGGCATCGTCTATGTCGTTGAAGCCATATCGCATGCGGTAATCGTGACCTTGCAAAACGTTAACCAAATACCTTCCAAAGACAACGTGATGTAGTTTCATGCCAATTCCTAACAATAAATCTCAATGAGCAAGCGCATACGCGATTGCAATTTGCCCAATCATGTACCCACAAATAAGCCACATAACATAAATATTCATACATCCACCATATTAGGAATAATGCCAATGCCTACGAGCAGCATGATAATAACAATCGCAGCGCAGTATAAGAAATCGTCTAGTTTCATTTTGAAGCGTCCTTAGTCGTAGCACCAATGCATTGTAGTACATCGCTGTAATCAATTCGCTCTACCTTCCCACCTCGATCATTGCAGTCTTTCACGTATTGCCTGTCGATGCTCTCATTGTAGGGTTGACTACATGCTGTCAGCAGAGTACATACGCAAATTAAAAGTTTGGAATTCATTTTGTAAGCTCCTTAAAACGTCTCATGAAATAAATATAACTCATGTGGCTGTCCCATGCAATGATTTTGTTAGGATAAGGCTCATAACCCTCATAACAAACTTCCGTCACACATGGCTGCATGTCTCTACGTTCTGCAAGAAAGACACGAATGTCAGCTTCCTTGATGCTTGGATGGAAGGGAAACTTCATCTTGAAGCGCTTGCACATATCAGCTTCTGCTCGTTTCTCAAGCTCTACATAGCCCGGCAGCATACGCTTAAGAGGGCTTGGGATGTCTGCCATGAAAGCTTCTATACCATCGTGCAGAAGCCCTTCCAGAGCGAATTCTTCAGGCACCATCTTGCTCACCAAGACACAGTGTTGTGCTACGGTGTAGACACGTTGAGTCTGTCCTGAGAATCGTGCTGTATGGGACAGGCCACGAGCTATGTCTTCGATGCCATATCTGCTACGCTCAGGTGCTTCGTAGTCGAAATATCCCCCGTTAAGAAGGCTGATGGATGTTGAGTTCATTTAACAGCCTTTAAGCAAGTGCAATCACATTCTCCAGCCGTACCTCCGCAACGATCACAAATGTGCCAAGTTAAGATTTTAGTGTACTTCATATTTCCTCCTTATTTGTTGACGAATCTATGGTAGCTCATCTTCGATAAGAATGCAAGCGCTATGTGCAAATAAAAATGCCCCGCACAAGGCGAGGCTAATTCTTACTCTGGCATTACTTCGATGTCTGTGTTGAGAGCATGCTCCACAACATTCTTAACACGCTTCGTACGAGGCTTCTTAGCAGGTTTGTTGGCTTGCTCGATTTCCTTCATACGCATCTCGTTGCGGTGTTTGAAACGTTCGTAACAATCTTCGTCAGTGAGGTACACTTCTAATCCGTCTTGAACGCGCAAGATTTCTTCAGGTGTCAAGAAACCCTTGTAAATTTCACCAACAAGTTTCTTAATTGCAACTGTACTGTGATTAACGTGCGCTTCCATGTTACCTGCGTGGTTGTAATACCCATAACTTGCTGTATGGATCATAATAGATGTGTACGGATTGATGTAAACTTCGTCTGCCAACATCATCAGAATCGTCCCACAGGAAGCTGTATCTGATTCCACATGCATTGCAATGTGCGCGTCAGTGTTGCGCATAGCATTCATTAGAGGAATAATACTATGCAGCGCACCTCCGGGCGTAGAAATTTTAATGTGTGCAACATCCCCTTCTACTGCGTTATTCAGATAGTCAACAAGCTCGGAAAATTGGTGTACTTCTTCAAACACATCATCAATCACACATTGGTAACACTGATTGAGCGGTATAGCTTTCACTTCAAATTGTGTAGGTTCGCGCTTAAGTAGTTTCATCAGGTCTGACATTCTGTTTCTCCTTATTTACCATGTGTCTCGGCGTAACTAGCACCAAGTCGGTTAAGCTCTTCAATCATTTTTGCTCGATAATCAGTTGCCATCTTAAAAGCTTCATCATACCCATATTTATTCGTACTAAAGTTTTTAGTTCTTTTGACACCTACTACAGGGCACCAATAAGCCACCCAAGCAGAATACTTGCGTCCATTGATAACCTTTGTGGCAAGTAACACACCTGTTTCGCCAGACTTGTTGGTGCACCTTTTTCTCTGGTTTTGAGCTTGCTGTGAGTCAGTTTCCCAACGAATGTTACCTCGTTCGTACCCTTTGTTGTTATCAATACGTCCTACAGAATACCTTACCCCATCTGTAGGTTTCGGCCCTAAGTAGCTATAGAAACACTCAAAGGAGTTATAAAACTCTTCAGACATCTTGATACCTCGTGCACCATACAAGTACCAATCGTCATCGTCGGGATTCGTTGTTTTTCTTTTTATTTTGCACCAAGCTGCATATTCAGATGACTCACTTAGACCGTGTTTTGAGTTTCTCTTTGAAAGAGTCTCGCTATGCAAGCATCCGCAACTTCTGATTTTCCCATCTCTGAGATGATAAATACTTACCGTTTTTACAGTACCACAGTCACATACGCAAGAATACTTTCTATACGTTATCTTTTCCTTTACTACGTACCTACCAAATCTCAATCCGATATAGCTCATGCTAATACCCCGCCTTATCAAATTCTACAATAAGACTCTTGCAAAGCTTACCGCGAACAATGTAGTCGTAAGAATCAAACTCGATCAATGTGGCGTATTCTTGCAGTGGACGTGAGTTGTAGAGAATGTCAGCGAAGATTGCAAGTCCGCTTTTCTCATGCAGTGCAGACTGAAGTACGTCACCGCACAAGATCATCTTTGCCCCGCCGTTACGAGTAACAATACTTTTGATTTCTTCAATCGTACAGTCTTCCACCTCGTCTGCAATCACCCAAGTGCCTTTGCCGTAGCTCATACCTTTGATAGTCTCAAGAGGTTGCATAACAATGTTACCCTCTTGGATTGCGAGGTCAACAACAGTGCGACCAAGGCGCTGATACAGCACAGACAGAAGAGGCATCAACCACACAGACATCTTCTGGTTCAAGTCGCCAGCAAAGAATCCCAAACTTTGAGAATTGGATACTGCTGGGCGTGCAAGGACAATGCGTTGGCATTCACCCTTGTAGAACGAATCTGCTGCAAGGCTTGTTGCTACGAATGTCTTGCTAGTGCCCGCATAGCCTGTAGCGACGATAAGGTCTTTGGTGCGAATAGCTTCAAAATACTCCCGTTGACGATCATTAAGGGGGAAGATTGGCTTCGCTTCTAGTTTTTCTGCGCGTTGCTCCTTGAACTTGTCTTTGATTACACGTTCTTCTTTCTCGGCAGGATGCTGGGCATTGCGTCCGCGATGTGTTTTGCGCATGTGGTTCCTCGTAAAAATGTTAATGAAATGCCCAACAAGAAGTTAGACACTCCAATATACTATGCCGGTTGCCTTCTGTCAATCATGTGGTTCAAGCCACAAGATTTCTGTAGAAAGATACTCTTCTTCCACCTCACCCTCTTTAACAGTAATTTTCAACCCACTATAAGGCTCAAAAAATGTACGTAAAGCTGAAATCGTTCCGTATGTAATCCAAAGACCACTACCCAAAGCTACGACTGTGCCGATGCGAAGCTTCCAAACATCAACCTCAGCATTAGCAAACTTAACTTTCATCTTGACCACCTTTGTTAATCTTCTTAGCAGCACGAGCCTTAGCCATGATTTCTTGACGTTTTTCTTTAGTCATAACATCACGACCATTCTCAGCAGACTCAAGCTGTTGTTTAGCTTTGGCAATGGTGTTGGCGTTACGAATAAGATGCACCTCGTACATGATAAAGCTGAAGAACGGAGGGCGCTCAGGGTCGATGTCCCAGCCGTAGCCCTTGTGTTTCACCACCTCTTCTACAACTTCACTGTAGTTGGGTGTGACGATGGCTTTGTACTCGGTAGCACCTTCTTTAATTTCAGTTTCGATGATGTCGCTCATTGTTTCTCCTTAAAAGAATTGTTGTAAAGTTGATAAAATCTTTGTGTTGTGTCGTCGTAAATCTTCTTAGCTTTCGCCACGTTCTTCTCAGTTAGCGCTTCGTACAGTGCGCTTCCTTTTGCTGCGAACGTGTCCTTGTAGGGCAATCCTTTCACTCTTCTTCTCCTTATCTGTTAGGAAGATTTCTGCGAAGCGTAAGTCTTCGAAATCTGCAAGATTTTGTTCGTGCCGTTCTACTTCTTCAATGTAATGGTCAAGCTCGTTCATTTCTGCACCAGAGCCATAACTGGACCTTTGACATCGAACCAGTTGTCAGTACAGCCAAGCACTTGCTCTCGTACACACCAGATGGCACGGTTGTAACTGTCTGCATAGTCGAGATTGACGCAAACCATCTTACCGTTTTCACGGTAGTACATCTTGACGTTCTTAAGCATTATTTCCTCCTTGAAAGTGGTTGTGATTGAATTGTAGAGCCTGCGAAAGCATCTGTCAAGCCTCTAAAATTGACAAGAATAGTGACAAGTGCTATGATTTGCTTGTTAAGAATTTTAAGGAGGGTGTTCACATGAGTGAACTTGTAACAACAAAAGAACAACCTGTGTTCAAGAAGACGCATGAGCTTGCCAAGCTTGTTCGTGATCTTAAGAAGATTAGTAAGAAAGCTATCGAAGTATTGGAGAAGGGGCTTGATAGCCAAGATGAGCGTGTGCGCATGCTCGCTGCTGAAAAGCTGCTGAAGTTCTACACTGACTCGGCCAAGGACGTGAATGAAGATGAGTTGAAGCGTCTGTTGCTAGAGGTGAAGCTCCGAGGTATGGTGGGTGCAGGTAGTACGGCACAAGATGATGACGAGACTCCATCGTTGGATTTTGACAACATTTCTCCTGAATTTGCTCAAGATGTACAAGTCGTAGACATGGGCAACGTTAATAAGATTTGACAAGATTGCTTCAGTATGTCATAATTCTTTCAGCTACCCAATAGCATGCTTATCCAAGCATTCCGATGTAAGGCATGTCTTCAGCCTTTCCAGAATTGACACTCGGCTTCCACAAGAGGCCGTTTTAGAAGGCATTCTTCCGAAATGATGCTGCCCCTCCTCGGATAGTTTCGGGATTGAGTGCCTCCTAAAATACAGTTTTTGCCGAATTAGCTCAGCAGGTAGAGCAGCACACTTGTAATGTGAAGGTCAGGGATTCGACTTCTCTATTCGGCACCATGCAACGCGGGCAAGCTCAAGGTGAGCCGCCAGCCTTCCAAGCTGTGCAGATCGGGCTTCGATTGCCCATGTCCGCTCCAGAATCCTACTACCTTGGGATTGTTAGCCTTACGGCTGACGAGGCTTCCACGAGAAGCTAACGAGCACGGTGGAATTCCGTGCCACAACCCCCGCTGCGACTCAGGTAGCGTCAAAACACTGAGGCCAATACAAGGAGAGAATATGAGTGACAACAATACAAAAACATTCCACGCTGATGCAGGCAAGGGCGATAGGCCACGAGGCACAGGTTGGAAGAACTACTACGATAATTTCGATGCAATCTTTGGTAAGAAAGATGAGTCGGTGAAAGAAGAAGCTGGTTGCAGTGCTGAAGTCGAGGTCACGAAAGCCGACGAGGGCTGATACCAATACTCGTAACAAATTTGCCTAGAGGGACTTCGCTCCGATTGGGCATACTCCGCGAAAGCGGATTAGTGGAGAGGGATGCGCACTGGCATCTGAAGATCACAGGCGGGTAGGGTAGCGCTGTGGCACCGAATAAGAGCGTTTGTGATGTGCGCGCTCGTTAAATATAGGGCACACCGCGTAAGCGCCTGTCTAGGCCAAGTTGTAAAGACTAAGTATAGACAGACTAGGCAGCGGCTAGTCGATATTCCAAAGGAGGCTGCACGGCAGGGATGCTGTGTGGCTTTTTGTTGTTCATATTAAGGGAATACATATGACAGAAAAGAAACAAAAGAAAGTCTATGGTCCCGCAAGCGAAAAGCAACGTCTTATTCTAACAGATAAGACTACGGATGTGATCCTTCTAGGGGGCGGCGCTGGCGGGGGCAAATCTGCAACTTGCTTGATCCGTAACCTTGATGGCATTCACGATCCTCACTTCCGCTGCACCATCTTTCGTAGGACCGCACCAGAGCTTAAACGTCAAGGCGGTTTGATCGATGAGAGCAGGAATATTTACTCAGAATTTGGTGGAGATTATAAGTCTCAGGCTATGGTGTGGCGCTTCCCGTCCGGTGCGTCTATTGCGTTCTCAGCAATTGCGTCCGATGACGATCTAGGCTCTTGGCAAGGGTCGCAGCTTACTCGTGTTCTCATCGATGAAGCGGGTGACAAGTGGACTGAGAAACAAGTTCTGTTCTTGCTGTCTCGTATCCGATCTGCCCACAGTAAAATTTACCCGCAGATGTACCTCTCGTGCAACCCTGATATCAATAGTTTTCTTAAGAAATGGGTTGATTATAGTCTTGGCCCGGATGGCGTACCACTGCCGGGTACAGAGCATAGGATTCGCTGGTTCGTAACTATTGAGAATCAAGTGTTGTGGGCCGACTCCGCTGAAGAGTGTTTTGAATTGCATGGAAAACCTCGTGATATGATTTATGCACGAGGAATGTCAGAAGAAGATATTAAAAAATACCCGCCTGATAAGTTGTTTATGCCCAAGAGTTTTAGGTTCATTCCAACTGGAGTATTTGACAATCCCTATCTTCTTCCTCCGCGTAATACATCTTATCTCGCAAATCTTCTGTCTCAACCGTATGTTAACCAGTTGCGTTTTCTTCACGGCTCTTGGACAGCGCGCGAAGCTGGAGAGTCTTACTTCAAACGTGAGTGGGTTGAAATTGTTGATAAGGCTCCTGTCAAGGTCACAGGCCGCGTGCGTGCATATGACTTCGCTGCATCCGAGGAACCAAGCCATTCTAGTTCAGCACGTGATCCAGATTACACGGTAGGTGCACTTTTAAGCCGAACACCTGATGGGACTTTGTATATTGAACACATCAGACGTTACCGAAAGCTTACGGACGGTGTTATAAGGGATGTTATCGAAACTGGATACAAAGATGGTGCAGACATTCCTATTCTTATCCCCAAAGACCCCGGCGCGGGGGGTGCTGCTGCGCACCTTTTCTTCGTTCAAACGTTATCAGAAGCAGGGCTGATTACCAAGACTGTTAAGGTTAGCGGACACTCTGGTAAACTACAACGTGCACAACCGTTTTTTGCAATGGCTGAAGCTGGCAAGGTTAAGATAGTCAGAGACGAAGAGGGAGATAGGTGGATAGAAAATCTATTGATGGAGATGGAATATTTTACAGGAGGTAGGAACGAGAAAAATGACCAAGTTGACTCGGTTGCCGATGCAGCTAACTTTCTTATGAGGCAACAGATTATGCCATCGTTCACCTTGTCCGTAAACACCCAACCCTCACCAATCCCCTCCCTATAATAACACAAAAATCCGAATAGTGGCACAAAGTTGACAAGACTGTTACTCAATGTTATTATTCGTTTTAGTAAATAAAAAGGAGCACAAATGGCAGCTAGAAAGCCAAAAGACAATTCGGCTGCTGCTCTTGCGGCTGATGACGGCATGCCCGTTCCAAGAATTTCGTTAGGAGAGCAAGGCTTCGTCGGCCTGCGCACAGTGTGGGGACGAGTGATCGATGATCCGCAACGCGCCTTCCACCATCCTAATTTCATCAGAACAGTTCGTGAGATGATGAACGATGCAGTTATTGCATCTGCATTCAACACCTACCGTATGCTACTGTCCCGCGTAAAGTGGACAGTTCAGCCTCCAACAGAAGCGACGGATCAAGATAAAGAGCGTGCCAAGTTTATTCAGTCCTGCATGGATGATATGGAACATAGTTGGGCAGCGTTTCTTTCGGATGTTATCACGTACCTTCCTTTTGGCTTCGCTGTAGAAGAAAAAGTTTATCGTCGGCGCCTGTATAAGAATGGTAGCAAGTTTAACGATGGTTTTGTAGGCCTGCGCAAAATTTCCCCTCGTGGTCAAGATACCATTGTGCGTTGGACATTCTCGGAAGACGGTCGTGATCTGCTTGGTTGTGAACAGTCGATTGCCAACCTTGAGCACGGTGCGATGTTTATGAATCAAGCCAACGAGCATGGCCTTATTCCTATTAAGCGTGAGAAATTTCTTCTGTTCACAGCAGATGCCACTAAAGGTGATCCTACAGGTAACTCTATCCTGAAGGGTGCGTACAAGGCGTGGAAACAGCTTGATATGCTGCGCGACCAAGAATTGCTCGGTATCGCCAAAGAATCCAACGGCCTCCCTCTTCTGCGGCTTCCTCCTGAATACATGGCAGCAGATGCACCGGATGATATGAAAGCTGTTTATACAGCCTGTCAAAAGCTTCTGGATACGATTCAAGCAGGTACGAACAAAGGCATCATCTTCCCCCGGCGTATTGACGAAGTGAGTAAACAAGACCTCTTCGATATAAGCCTTTTGGAAAAGAAAGGTGTGAATGGCGCGAACATTGATAATGTTATCAAGCGCTATCACGATGAGATTTACGCTGCCTTGGGTGTTGACATCCTTAAAGATGTCACTGAACTTGGTTCGTTCTCTCTTGCCGATTCTAACACAAATCTCGTGTCGCTTGCAATGAGTCATCGGCTGAATGAAATCGCTGATGTTCTTAACAACGATCTTATCCCTCAACTTTTTAGTTTGAACGGTTGGAGTCTTGAACGTCTTCCTAAGTTTGTTCCGGGCGACATCTCTGAAATGTCTGCTGATGAATTGGGCAAGATTATTCAACGTTCTGGTTCGATTGGTCTGATTGTTAAAGACATCAAGACTATTAATCGTCTTCGTAAAGCTATCGGTGTTGACGAGTTCCCTGAAGATACGAAAGTTGACGATCTTGAATTTACGATGGAGTCTAGCAATTCTGGAGAAGGAATGCAAACGCCTTTCGACGGAACAGCGAAGAAGCCTACGAAGAAGGATAGCAGCACTGGTAATAATGAAAACGCCGCATAAGGAGTTATATGAATAAACACAAACTTTTGCGGCTTACCGCTTCACTGCGTAACCGCCCTCACCTAATCTCCAAAGCAGCATTCCAAGAAGTTGAGCAATACCTTGACGCTCGTAACGCTGGAATGCTCGACATTGACGGCAGCAAAAATGCTGCAACTACAAAAACAGTTCCTGTAGCTGGCGACGTTGGTGTTATCACCATTCGCGGCCCTCTTACCTATCGTACATCTGGATGGGAGGGTATGTGCGGTGGATTCTCTTACGAGATGATGCTTGAGCAAGCTGAAGAACTTATCGCCTCCAAAGTCAAGACTGTTGTGCTTGATATTGATTCTGGCGGTGGAGAAGCTTACGGCTGTTTTGAGAGTGTGAATGAATTGCGAGCTATGTGCGATGCCGCAGGTGTAAGGTTGATGGGCTATATCGACGGCTCGGCATGTTCCGCTGCTTATGCTATCGCATGTGCTTGTGACGAAGTGATTGCCAACCCCTACGCTGACGTAGGTTCAATTGGTGTTCTTATCTGCCTGTACAACGACAGCAAGAAGCTTGAGCAAGCTGGTATTCAACGCACTTTCGTAACAGATGGAAATGACAAAGTTCCTTTCGCAGATGACGGATCATGGCGAGACGGCTTTCTTGAAGACATGCAGAAGCGTGTTGCCGAGCTTGGCGACGCGTTCCGTTCTCACGTCTCTAAGTACACCGGATTGTCTACAAAAGACCTTAAGGACACACAGGCACGAGTGTACTCCTCACAAGATGCGCTGTCAATCGGCTTGGTCAACAAAATTATGACTCGTTCGGAGTTTGTAGATTACGTGCTCAGTTAAAGGACAACTATGCTGGATTATTTCAAAAAGAAGTTGGGCATTACGCCTGTAACCCCCGAGGCTTCGGAAGAAGTCGCAACTACAGGCGATTTGCCTGAACAAGAAAAGGAAGAAACGATGAGTGTAGAAGATAAAGCT